AGTTGAGGTTATTAAGGAAGTTCCCGTGGAAAAGATAGTTGAGGTTATTAAGGAAGTTCCCGTGGAAAAGATAGTTGAAGTTAAAGTCGTGGAATATGTTGATAGAGAGGTGATTAAAGAGGTTCCCGTCGAGAAAATCGTCCCAAAAATAGTAAATAATTGGGACGAAACACAAGTAAACGAATTACTTGAAAAAATTAAACAACTTGAAAATCAACCACCAAAAGTAGTTGAGGTTATTAAGGAAGTTCCTGTTGAAAAAGTTGTGGAAGTAGTTAAAGAAATCACCGTTGAAAAGGGTGGAGATATAAAACCTAAATTAGATGCTCTCCAAAATACTCTACTAAAATTGAGACAGGAAATTTTAGAAAAAGATAAATTAATTAAAGACTATGAGAAAACTATAGAGGAAATACAAACTTTCAATCAAGAGAAAAAGGCGGTATTTCTTCGAGGTTCGAACTTAGATAATAAACTTTATAAATAAAAAATTATGACACAATTAGTATTATGGATGATTATTGCTTACGGAGTAAGTAACATCCTCGTTTATGGTAGTATTTTTAATATTCCAAGAAATTACATCTTTAATGAAGCGGATCATGGAAATGGATTCTTTAGTGATTTCTTCAAGGTCCTTAAGGGAATATTATCGTGTATGATGTGTTTCGGATTCCATTGCGGATGGTTTTTATCTATCTCAATATATTCACCTGTACATGAAATACTTGGAGTAACAAACATTATCTCGTGGTTCTTTGACGCTTTCTTGGCATCAGGTTCCGTATGGGCAATCAATTCAATTATTGAATGGTTTGAACAAAACAGACCACAAAATCATAACTAATGAAAAAAGTAGGTGGTGAATATACCATAAAAGTTAAAGTTAGAGAGTCTTATGTATCTGATAAGATGACAGAACAAGAACTAAAAGACAGGATTAAAGAAGAAGGTCAAAGAATTATAATGGCGTATACTTCAGGACGTATGTTTGACCCAACTAAAAAAGTAATCCAGGATAATGTTAAATTAGAAATAACAGGAGTATGAGCAATTTAGGAGATACCGTTGTTAGATTTCTTGGTGATAAGAAAAAACAACGATGGATAATTGAATCTAGTGACTTATTTGAATTATTAAATAATATGGGGATATTGAACGACCCCGAAGCATTAAATGTTGTTTTAGAGCATCTTGAAGATAGTGGTATTGATGTTAATTTCAGAGATACTGATTCTGAATACTATAAGATATTCAAAGACATTGAAAGAAGGTTTAAGTTTCTAAAAGACATGAAATTTAAACGTCAAAATGTTACAGATTTAATTAAAAAAATGGATGATATTAATGTTAAACCTGATGATTCTTGGTTAGATTCATATCGAAATGATACTGAAGAGGATGAAAATCCAGTAGATACTGTAAGACCACCTGTTGAAGTTAATCCCGACATAGTTGCATTAAATGAGAGAATTATGAATGAAGTTACTGATAGAATTATTCATAATATGAATCAAATGAGTGATGAACAAAGACTAGAACAGGCTATGAATCAATTAAATGATTTACATAATATAATAAACAACAACAATCAATAAAATGGCAAAATCAAAAGTTAGGGGTGGAGCAAAAGCCCACAGAAAAAAAGTTCAGAGTAGAAATCAAAAATTGAAGGCAGAACAATCCGCTTTCCAAAAATTAATGAATGAATCTATGAAAACACAGATTGAAGAACTTAAGAAAAAATACGAACAAGAATCAGGTTCAACACAAAACCAATAAAATGACTTGGGATTTATTTAACCCAATACCGGAATTTAATTATTCAAATATGAAAATAGATGTATCAACTTTGGAAAATCCTTATATCCAAGTAATTTGGGAGGATTCTCCAGAAAACTTTACACAAGAAAGAATCAAGTCAGTTAAGCAATACTTTCTTAAGAAATATAACTCAACAAACATTAATGTTATTACCAAAGTTAAAACAACAGATGAGACAACTCAGACCGTTGATGTTTCGGTAAATATTATGGATAAGAACTATCAAAAAGAACTTATCAAATCTTTATTGGAATCCAAGGGTCAAGATGAACATTATGAAAAAGTAATGAATATTGATCTTGCGGTTGAGAATCGGATGATGGCGAACGAAGTAGAGGTTAGTCCATTCAAAAGATGGTACATTAAAAAAATTGAATTTAGTAATTTCTTATCTTATGGTGAGAACCAGGTTATTGATTTTGACAAATGTAACGGTATTACTGTGGTTGAGTCAGACCCACCTAATTTCGGAGGTAAGACAGTTTTAACTGTAGACCTATTATTATTCTTATTCTTCAACACAACAACAAAAACACAGAAAGCTGAAGAAATCTTCAACAGGTTTACAGATAAGAATGTTGTAAGTGTTAAAGGTGATATCATTATCGATGGTGAGGAATATATTATTGCCCGCAAGATTGAAAGAAAAAAATCCAAAGCGGGTGAATGGAATGTTAAAACAGAGTTGGACTTCTTTAAGAAACTGGCTGATGGTCAATTACAGAACTTTACGGGAGAACAAAGAAGAGAGACAGAAGATTTTATTAAGAACTCTATTGGAAACATGGATGATTTCTTAATGACGATTGTAACCACCGCATCTAACCTTGAGGATTTGTTGGAGGCAAAACCAACAGCTAGAGGACAGGTTTTAAGTAGATTCTTGGGCCTTGAGTTCTTGAAAAAGAAAGAGGAGACCGGAAAGGAAATCTACTCTGAATTCTCAAAAGGAATGATGTCTAATGTTTATAACACAGAATCTTTAAAACAAGATAATGAAACTTCAAAAGAAGAGATTAAACGTTTGGGAGACGAGGTGTTAGATGCTTCAAATAAAATTAAAGATGTTGATACCCGACTCCAAAAAGGGCAAGAATATAAGGACAATCTGCTTAAATCAAAATACACAGATTTAGATCAGGAACTCATTGTTCTAAATCCAATTAAACTTCAATCCGATATCACAGGACTTCAAGAGAACAGTGATAAAATCAAAGGGCAAATAACGGATATAAAGATTGTAGAACCAAAAGAGTTCTACCATGAAGACAAACACGACGAGATTAAGGATTCGATGAAAACCGTTAATGGTGAATTGATTCTTGCTCAGAATAAGGTTGAAGAAATTGAGGGATTGATTAAGAAATTTGGAGACGGAATTCAATGTGAGCATTGTGGAATCAAATTGATGGAGGCGGCATTAACAAAGAAAAAAATCGATGAACTTGCCGATTGGGAAAAGAGCGTCGAAACACTTTCAAAAAAATGGAAAGACCTTGATAGAAAGGAAAAATCATACACGCAACTTAAAAAAGATTTTGATGAGTATGAGAGAAACAAACTCATCAAAGAGAAATATGAAATATCTCTTGAATCTAACGAGTTAAAATTAACACAAGTTAAAGACAAACTTAAAAGATACGAGGAAGTTCAAGATAAGATTAAAAAGAATAATGAGATTGACGCTCAACTGGTAAAGGCTGGATTAAGAATAGATGAATTGATTAATGAGAAGAGAGGATATGAAAGAACACAGACATCAAATGGAATTCAGATTAAAAACTTAGAAGGTCGTATTGAGAAGAATAATGATATTATCTTAAGAATTGCTGAGGAGTTTGAAAGGGAAAAGATTTACAAAATATATGTGGACATATATGGTAAGAACGGTATATCAAAAATGATTATGAAGACAATGATGCCGTTGATTAACTCCGAACTTCAGAGGTTACTTCAGGACTCATGTTACTTCAACTTGGAGATTCGTATTAACGATAAGAATGAGGTTGAATTCATCATGGTTGATAACTCAACAGGTATCGAGAAACTAATGGTTTCAGGTTCAGGTTACGAAAGAACTATCGCGGCGATGGCGTTAAGAGCGGTTCTATCCAAAGTATGTTCACTACCAAAACCAAATATTATAGTTTGGGATGAGGTCTTCGGTAAGATATCAAACGATAACCTTGAAATGGTTGGGGAATTCTTTACGAAGATGAAAGAATATTTTGAAAAAATATTTGTAATTACTCACAACCCACTGGTTAATAACTGGGCAAACAATACGGTCAAGATTACAAAAACAGAGAATATTTCAAAAGTTTCACAATAGAAAATAACCCCACTAATAAGTGGGGTTTTATTTTGCTGTTATAAATTATTTACATATCTTTGTGTAATATGGAACCAAAATTAAACGATAATCAATTGTCAAATATCCGAGAAACTTTAGAAGATTTTAAAGTTCTATTATCTCGTTATAGAAATATTAAAAATGATGAGATTAAATTAAAACAATTCTTTGTTAGAAATAGGAACCCTATTTGGGATATTACTAATTGTAAGTTTTTTAAAACAGGGTTAATGTCCGATGAGTCTAAAAACTTACCAATAAATCAATTGGTTGACGACCATTATATTCAAAGAAGTAAGGCGATGAAATTTATATTCTCTGAATTAGACACAGACGAAAATATGGAAGTAAGTAAATTTATTCTTCTTTTAAAAAAATATTGTTCAACAGTTAAATTAACCAAGGAAGAACACAATAAAGTTACTATTATTGCAAAACAAAACCCAACATATTTGAACTACGAGAGTTACCTCGGATGTAAAATTAAAGTTAACGGATTATCAGATTTAATATTAAACTAATGCAAACATTCCTACCACACTCAGACATTAACGAATCATTAAGGGTCCTTGATGACAAACGTTTAGGTAAACAAAGAGTTGAGACCTTTCAAATACTCAACGCAATACTCGGCAGACCAAAGTTAGATGGCACACCCTACAAGGGGTGGTTAAATCATCCGTGTTCAGTTATGTGGAGACAACACGTACCATTACTTAAGATGTACTTGAATGCAAGTATCGATGAGTGGGTTAGACGTGGATTTAAGAACACTATGAACAAAGAAGTTATTGATGAACCAGTGACCTACCCAAATTGGTGGGGTAACCAAAAATTTCATGACTCACATAAGTCCAATCTATTAAAGAAAGATTTTGACTTCTATTCTCAATACAGATGGAAGGTAGACCCAACCAATCCGTATGTTTGGCAAGATAAAGAAGGTAAGTGGTATGAACAACATTCAGGACAAAAAGGAAAAGTATATTATGAACCATTTACAATTTAAATTTTTGAAGTCAAAAAAATAATTTAACAAAAAAATTTTTATATATTATCTAAAATATTATGTTTATGAAGAAGTATTTATTGGTGATTTTTGGGGATTTTACATCTAAAGAACTATGTGAAGAAATTGCGTTAACAATTACACCTCTGGTTGATTCACCACAATTAAAGTTTCAACATACCAAAGGGTGTTTGATTTTTCATTTTGCATCAGAGGTTTCACATGAGGAGATTCATTATTATGTGGAGGGTAGTTTATCGGATATTACAAGTGCGTTCATTTTGTCAGAGGTTAATGACAAGATGTCAGTTTTTATGCCTGAAGACATAAAAGAACACCTATTTGATTTGGAAAATGCTAGTGATGACGTATCTATCAACATAGATATTAGGAAATTAAAGTCTAATGATTATATGGAAAATGATGAGGATTTCGTGGCATTACTTTTGAATGAAGTTAAAAAAAATGTTACAAAACCTACTTTAGATCAACTTTTGGAAAAAATTAAATCTAAAGGGATTGAATCTTTAACGCAATTTGAAAAAGATATTTTGGAAATTTATAGTAAAAATTAATATATGAAGGAAAAATCAGTAATACCAATCAATCAAGAAGAAATCGCAAGTTATTTAAAAGACATTAGAAAACTAACCGTAATGACTCCTGAGAGGGAGAGAGAGTTGGCGGAAAGAATGCTTTCTAAAAATATCTCAGAAAAAGAAAAAAATGAAATAAAAAAAGAATTACTTGAAGGTAATCTACGTTTTGTGATTACCGTGAGTAAACAATATCAAAATCAGGGTCTTGATTTTCCTGACTTGGTTGCCGAGGGTAATTATGGATTAATGAAAGCAATTGAAAATTTCGATTGGTCAAAGAAATTGAGATTTATATCTTACGCTGTTTGGTGGGTTAGACAATCCATACTACAATCTTTAAATGAAAATGCAAGAACTATTCGTCTACCTGTAAATGTTGTTCAAGAACTTCAAAAAGCAAAAAAAGATTTAGATAAAGAAGGAATTGAATTACCTGAAAAATTTGTTAATCTACCATATACGATTGATTTAGATAGCCCATTAAATGAAGAAGGAGATACTCTAATGGATGTTTTAAATAATCCTAATGCGGAGTCCGCAGATTCAGGGTTATCAACGGAACAGACATTAAAAGATAAATTATTGGGACTACTCGACATACTTGATGAAAGAGAAAGAATAATAGTTGAAGATTATTTTGGTCTATCTGGGTCAACAAGAACATTAGAAGACATTGGTAATGATTTTGATTTAACTAAAGAAAGGGTCCGTCAAATCAAAGAAAAGGCGTTGAGAAAGTTACGAAATGAGACAGGTAGTTTATTTGACTATATGTAAATTGATATAAAGAGTGTATTTATTTGATACACCTTTTATATTATTGGTGTAAATTAAAAATAAAAAAATATGAAAAAGTTTATACAAAACAACTTTACGGTTATTGTATTAGTGATTGCTCTTTTATCATTATTCAAAAGCTGTAGTGACTCAAGAGATTTGAGTAAAATTAAAAACGAAATAAATGCAATTAAGGACTCAACCTATACGAAAGGTGAGTTGGACAGAGAACTTAGAATTTCAGGTCTTGAAGCGGAAAAAAGAATGATTCAAGCAACAGATAGAAAATTATTAGATGTTAGAAGACAAACTGAAATCGAAGAAGAGATAAAAAAATTAAATCATACTAAATAATGAATTGGATACAAAGAAATCTAAAAACAATAATTTATATTGCATTCTTAGTTCCAATCATGACGGTTGCAGTTGTTTCTATATCACATGTAACCAAATGGTATGGACTATCTAACCCTGTAAGTTGGGCAATTTACTTATCGGTAGGAGTTGAAATTGCGGCATTATCCGCATTAGCTGCGATATCCGCTCAAATGGGAAAAAAAGTTTATTTCCCATTCGGAGTCGTAACCTTAATCCAATTTATCGGTAATATATTTTTCGCATATCAATATATTGATATTAACTCACAGTCATTTAAAGATTGGGTTGATTTAGTTGACCCATTAATTAGTTTTCTTGGAGTAGAATCTGGTGACCCATTGGGGCATAAAAGATTCTTGGCACTTTTTGCTGGAGGTATGTTACCATTAATTTCGCTTTCATTTTTACATATGTTAGTTAAATTTGAAGAAGAAGAAAAGAAAAAAACTACAGAAGTTACCTCACCTGAAAATTTTGATATTGAAGAATTAAGTATCGAAGCAGGAAAAAAAGAAGCTGAATTGGAACTTAAAGTAGAAAAAGAAAAATACACACCAACAGAACAAGAATTAATGGCGTTAGAGGAAGAGTTAAAGAAAATGAATGAACAGAAATTTGGTACTCTTGTTGAAGAATTAGAAACACCATCACCTCAACCAACACAAGTTGTACCGGTTATTAGAGACGAAGAACCTAAAAAAGAAGGTTCAGGAATAAAAAGATTAAGTTATTCAAGACGAGATGGTTAATGTTGAGAAATACGGGAATTTTAAACCAACAGGGAAACAGAAAAAGAAAAGACAAATAATTTTATGTCACACATCAAGGGAGGTAGAGGAATACTTAACCTCCCTTACTTTTAGGTATAATGGAAAGTATGACAGAATACCTAATTACGTTATTAATAGAGGAGGAAATATTATACAATTACTTCCCGACAATGCTCACACTAATTTTTTTTCAGAGGATAATGTTAATAGAAATTCAATTATAATATCTTTAGAGAATTTAGGGTGGTTAGAAAAGAAACCATTAACCAATTATTATATTAACTGGAAAGGAAGTATTTATAATGAACAGGTATACGAAAAAAAGTGGAGAGATTTCTTTTTTTGGCAACCATACACAACAAGTCAATTAAAAGCAACGGCAGAATTGTGTAACCAATTAATTAAATCACTTCAAATAGAAAAAAGATGTATCGGACACAATACTAAAGTTGATGGAATAGAAAACTTTAGAGGTGTTGTAACGAGAAGTAACTTTGATGTTGGCTTCACAGACCTAAACCCATCTTTTAATTTCGAGACCTTTACAAAATTTTTTGAAAATGAGTAATTTGCACAATGAAAGATATGATGAGATAAAATCTCTAATTAAGAAATCCAGAATGTTGATGGAACAGAATGAAACTGACCATCAGATTAATGTTGCTAAAGATATTGAGTCTAAAATTAATCAGGACTATACGGAGTATGAAACCGCTCAGGACAATAATTCAGATGATAGTACAGAATCTCCGAAAGATAAAGTACAAAAATATAGGATTTCAGGGGGCATATTAGCTCTTCACGGAAAGAATAGAAGTGATTTGGATATTACGACTGACGATAAATTAGCTTTCCAAGAAACAATGGATGAATTTGTTCAGGAAGTTTCGGACTTAGTTGATTTTAATACTTTGAATGTATATCCAAACAATGTTGAATGGTCAGGTAAATTGATTGATGAGGATATTGAATTTATTTTTACTATAGGTGAGAATAGTGGAATATATATTAATGGAGATATGACTAAAGTCGATGAAGATTTTTTATCGTTAATTAATAAATTACAACAATATTATCAGAAATTTAAATCTAAATGGGGTAAAGTTTTAGCGAGCAGAAAGAAAACAAAAGAACAACCAGAATAATGATACATTTAATTATGAAATTTTTTATAAAAAACTACAAGTCAATTCTAAAAGGTATTTTTGGGTTGATAATATTGTATTGGTTAATCTTCTTCTTAACACCTAAAATTAGTATGTCATATGAAGAAAAGGGAAAGATAGATTCACTAAACAATATAATTAAAAAAATATATAAAGACCAAAAAAAACTTGATAGTAGTATTAATAATATAAACTTGGAAATTAAATTAGTTGATAAAACTATAAATGACATTAAAGGTCAAAAAACAATAATTAGAGAAATATATCATGAAGAAATTAATCGTGTTTCTAACTATAGTGACACTCAACTTGACAGCTTTTTCACAAACAGGTACGGATATAGACCACGTTAAAACTTTTCCAGTTCCTGTTGTAAAATTAATAGTTAAAGATTTATTGAGTGGGGATTCCGCTAAGGCACAACTTAAGTTAACTGAAGAACAACTTTATCATACAGAAAATAAGTTGATATTGAAAGATAGTATTATTAATACCATGAAATTAAAGGAATTAAATTATCAAAATATAATTAATGCTCATACTGAAAAATATAGTGTTTTGGAAAATTACAGTAAAAAACTTGAATTTGATTTGAAGAAAGAAAAAGTAAAAGGAAAATTTAAATCAGTATTAGGAACGGGATTTATTGCCGTATTAACATTTTTATTAATTACAAAATAATGGCACTTACAAGTTCAGAAATAAAAGAAATAGAAACAATCACCCGTAAGGAAATAAGGAGCTTTATGGAAAATAATACCATTAGACAATTCGAAGAAAAACTATTGGATAGAATTCAAAAAGAAATAAAGAGAGGCAAACTTGAAGGTGATATAAAAGACATAACCCTAAGAATGTTCCGTGAATTTTATCAATTCATGTGGATGAATAGAAGTTATTGGGAACCAAAACTAAGAAACGCTTAATATGACAAGCTCTGCAGAACAATTTAAAAATAATTTAAAAACAGAATTTACTAAAAATTTAGCAAAGAATAGTGAATCGGCAGGACAAACTATGATGGACTTATCTAGTTATCTCTCATCAATGACTGAAGAAGAAGAGCATTGTGATAAATGTGATAAAATTAAATCTAAATGTGTTTGTAAAAAGAAAAAAGGAGAAGCTAAAGAAGCGACTGGTTCTGGTTCCTCTGGTGCATACTCCGCACCTGTTTTTGGTGGTAATGATGAGTTTTGGGAAAGAAGTAGATCTGAAATGAAAGAAGAGATGGAATCATTAGATGAGGGAGACAATAAACCCACAAATCCTGAACTTTGGTCTCGTGCAAAATCTATGGCGAAATCAAAATTTAAAGTATACCCAAGTGCATATGCAAATGGATGGGCGGCAAAATGGTATAAATCTAAAGGTGGAGGATGGAAGAAGAAATCTAAAAATGAATCAACCGATTCTAGTAATGTATTGGATGAAGATTTAAGAAGATGGTTTAAAGAAAAATGGGTTGATGTTAGTAAAAAGGTTGATGGAAAACATCCTCCATGCGGTAGGAAAGACGCTGATGGAAAATCATATCCTAAATGTAGACCATCTAAAAAAGTATCAAGAGATACTCCAAAAATCGCGTCATCATATAGTAAAGATGAGAAAGAAAAAATGACTCAACAAAAAAGAAGAGAAGAAAAAAAAGAACCAAAAATAGGGAAAGGAAATAAACCAACAATGACTCATTTTGATAAAAAATCAGTCAAAGAACAGGTTAACAAAGTAGAAGCGACCGAGGCTACAGGTTCAGGTTCTGTTGGTGGATATCAAACACCCGCAATGTGGGCAAAATCGACTAAAAAGAAAGATTGGGGGCCCAGTAGAAAGACTCAATATAGTGGAGGTTCTTTTGTTAAGGTTAAGAAAAAATGTACCAAATTCCCTTATTGTAATCAAGGAGACATAAATGCATTGAAACTAACAAAAAACGAATCTGTAAAAGAAGCGATTAAGAATGTGGCAAAAAAGATGAACGTTAGTGAAGATGTAATTAAAACAATTTTAGAACACGAGTACGAAAAGGTAAGTAAAAGACCTAAATAAAGATATTTATATAAAAAAATAATGATGGATAATTTCAAAAAAAACATAGATAAATTGGTTTCTAAAATTCTTACTGAAGAAATTGAAAAGAAATCGCAACAATTATCAGAAGAACTTCACGGAAAACAGGAAAAATTGGACGTAGCTGAGCCAAAGGGTAAATTAACTGCCGCAGACTTTAAAAAATTAAGCCAAGCTAAAAAACATAAGAAAGAGGTTGAGGAGTATTATTTTGAAGATGAGTTTTATGATGATGAAGATGAATCAATTCCTGGTGATTATGAAGGAGATGAATCGGCGGAAGATGAGGCAGAAGAATTGTCTGCGCAAGAACCTACATATGTTGGTAAAGGATTAAAAGATAATAAACCCGGTAAACTATTCGGTTCATTTGACGATGATCATGGTTGGTTCGATGAGCGTGATAGAGAACATACAGGTGATTTTGATTTCGATTTCGATGAAGAAGAATTTGATGATTTTGACGACTTCTACTCTAAACATGGTGAAAATCAAATGTGGTTTGATAAAGGAGACGCAGGTAAAGTATGGTTTGATAGATATAAAAACAAATACCAAAAACCATTTAGAGTTAGAATCGCTAAAGGATTGGAAGAATCTGAAACCGAGGAAGGAAATGCGTTTAGCGGTGCTTTAGTTGATGCTAAAAAACAAGGTAAAGATTCATTCGAGGTTGACGGAAAGAAATATCAAGTAAAAGAAGCAGAAGAAAAGTGGATTCAAAAAACAAAAATGAAAAAAGGTGCATTACATAAAAAACTAGGAATTCCTGAAGGAGATAAAATACCTAAATCTAAGTTAAATAAAATAAAAAAAGAATTAACCGCAAAGGCTGAAGGTAATAAAAAACTTTCTGCGGAAGACTCAAAATTATTAAAACAAGTTAATTTGGCGTTGACTTTAGGTGGAATTAAAGAAAGTAAAAATACTTTGAGGTTAACAGAAGATGAGTTAGTTGAGATGATCGAAAATATTGTAATGGAACAAGTTGCAAAAGAAACTAAAGAAGAAAAAACTAACATTGACAAAAAAATACCAACAGGATTAAAGAAAACCGAAGATGCTCTAGGAAAAAGTAAAAAATTCAATGACAATTATTTAAAGTCATTGGTGGATAAAATGAAAGGGTATTTAAAAGATGGTTCAAAAGTTGAGTTTAGTGAAAACCCTACAGATTTTCCAAAAAGTAATTATCAAGGAGATAAAGATGCTAAAGCGATGAAATACACACCTTCAGAAGCTGTTGATGAATATATTGATGCGTTCTCTTATCCTGGACAGACTAATTTGAGATTTGATGAAATCAAACCAGATGATAAAAAAATCGATAAATATTTGAAAGGAGATAAAACAACAGGTAATGCTGAAGTTGATGAAGATGGAAAGGCTTTAGGTAATGTTGTTCCAAGTAAAGTTGGTGATAAGTTTAAAAAGAACTATGATGAAAATCTTTTTGGGGCTGAACAGGCAGATGCATCATATAAAAGACAACCACAACCAGTTGATGTTGCGGGAGACGGACAATTGCCGGGAAACCTACCAAAGAAAGGGAAAAATAAGTCAACTGCAAAGGCTAGTAAAATTCTAAATCAATTAGAATCAACTGAAGATAAGAAAACAAATCGTATTAATGAAGATATGGAAAAAATGAAAAATTTAATATCTTACAATAGAAAAACACAATAAAAATTCACATTCCAAATCAATTTATTATATTCTCCATAGATGAACTCTATGGAGAATTTTTTTAATTGGATATCCAAGCCTGTACCTAAAGAAGAAGTGATAATTTGGTTTAATGTGCACAATATGGTTTATGAAAAAATTGAACTATATGGCGATATATTTAAATCTTTAAATTACATCGTAACCGATACTTATTTGGGTGATGATAGTAACGAAACTAAAATAATATTAAGTAAAGAAGATAACGAGTCTCATTTTGAGTGGTGTTGGAATAAAACTTTGGAAAACTATAAGAAAGAAAATATTATCATTAAACACGGAGGATTACACAAAGATTACTTAAAATCTTTTTTTATGGACACTTTTTATAATCAAAAAGAAAAGAATATAAAAGAAGCTATACCAAATTTTTTGGTTGATGTTTTCGATGTCTCAAAACCATTCAGTAAATCTGATTTAGATATACTAACTGAACTATATAAGTTGATGGAGAAAAATATAGAATGAAAAATCCTTATTCTATTTACACCGGTGAATAAAAATATTATGTTTCACATACAAATAAACGAATTTTAATTTTTTTAAAAATGGATACTTTAGAACAAATTAAGGCGTTAACTGAAGTTCTTTCAGTTGATACAACAAAGTTCTTTAATGGAAATAAAAGTGCTGGTACAAGAGCAAGAAAAACATCCCAAGAACTAAAGGCTTTATTACAAAAGTTAAGAGGAGAAATCCTTGATCACAAAAAGACAGAAGAGAATGCTTAATATTGAGTCGATATACTTTTTTATATTCGTATTTACAATATTAGTGTCATTGAAAAATGTCACAAAATTTATAGGAGCCCTGTTGCAAAGAGAACCAAAACCCTTGGTCTACAGCAACAGGGAGCTTATTATTATCGGATTATCGATAAGTTACATAATCACATACATAACATTCAGATGAGTTTTTACAAAGAAATAGCACCATTTATTGAATACATCCACTCGGTGAGAAAATTAAAAGACTATTTAAGCTTCGATATGAAGTTCCCAACAAAATGGTCTATGCCAAAAAGTATTATTGAAGAGGGGGAGGTTATTGGTTTTGAGATTGAAGATACTAATTATAGAGGAGTATCTTTTGTTTCACAAATAAATGAGGGTGAAATATCCAAAGTGATGACTAAAATTGCTAAAATCATTAAACTTAATAAAGAAAGGGAGTTAAAAGAAAAATTATTCAAACAAACAATTGAACAATTAAAACAAACTTTTGAAAAAAATGATTTAGATAAACTTCAAAATTTATATTTTGATTTTGATAATGGTAACGAAGAACCTAATTTAGATATCGATGAGCAAGACGGACAGGAGCCAGCAACTATTGAATTGGCTGAATAGTGAAAAAAAGAAAGATGAGAGAGAATTAGATTTTGGAAAGAAAAAAATAATTCGAGAAATCAAATCAATAAAAAAAGAAGGGATGTTCCCAAAACCTATTAAACTTACATTATGGCAGAGAATAAAAATAATGATTTGGGGGAATTAGAAAAATTAGCATTAATTGCGGAGTCTGCACAAACCATGTTTAGTGGAAAGGCGACCATTGTATTCGAATTACCCAAAGGTGAGTACACTAGTGTAATTAATCATTTTAGAGAAGTAGATAGACACCACAAACAATTTTCAATTGATATTTCAGGAACCGAATTTCATTTTATTTTGAACGAGGAAAAGTCGTAAATTTTCTATACAATATTTTCTTATCAATTCCTTTAGATTCTAATAAGTTAAATAAATATTTTCTTTGAGCGGATGAATAGTCTTTAATAAAAAGACAATCCGCTCTTTTTATTTTAAAAAAATATAGACTTAAACAATCTATAAATCTGGATGATTCTTCTTCAGACTTTAAAGAAAACAAATACACAACATCATCTAATTGAATAATAATTTTATTATTTAGAACCGAAATCATTTTTAACCCGTCACCTTTAAGATATCTCTTGATTAAGGTGTTAGTATTTATTTTCTCTTTTTTCTGTATGTCATATATTAGCTCTTCTTTTTTATATGATTTGATGTTGGTTAAAGTCATCCCACTATCCTCAAGTGTTACTTTTACATTTCGACCAAATTCATCCGTTTTATAAACTGGCGCGGATTGACTTGAAGTCATCTCAATAAGACCCAATTCAAAATTACAAATTTTACCATTTTCCATTTCAACATTAAAAATTACATCATCTGATTTTTTAATTAAATTATCATAAAAATTCTTTGCTTTTTTTAAAGTAATGAACTTCTTTATTATTCGTTTTCTTTTTTTATTCTTAAATAAGACTACAACATAGTTTACCATATATGAAAGATTATTACAAAATTCTGGAAGTTGAAGAGAAAGCGTCAGAGGATGAGATAAAAAAAAGTTATAGGACTTTATCAAAAAAATATCATCCTGATGTTAATCCTGATGGTGCCGAACAATTTAAAGAAATTGCAGAGGCATATGAGGTTCTTAGTAATAAGGAAAAAAGAAATAACTACGATAATTCAAAAAATAATCCATACAACGGAACACCATTTGAGGATATTTTTAATCAAATGTTTGGAGGAGGAGTACCTCCAGGATTTAGGCAACAAAGAAGAAAATCCGCTCCCGACAAGATAATTAAAGTTCAAATAACACCAATAGAATCATATCGAGGAGATGAGAAAGTAATTCAATATATGAAAGACAACCATTGTCATGTGTGTTCAGGTAGTGGGGGAGAACAACAACAATGCACGACTTGTGGAGGGTCTGGATCTCAAGTTAAAACATTTGGTACAGGGTTTATGGTACAACAAATTAGAACCTCTTGTCAGACCTGTGGAGGTAGGGGATATACATTAGTACATAGATGTTATCATTGTGATGGAAAGGGGGTTAAATCGTCTGTAAATGAGGTTAAAATTAAATTACCTATTGGGGTTGATAATGGTGAATATGTTAAGGTTTCGGATATTGGTGATTTTAGGAATGGTGAGTACGGTGATTTGGTGATTCAAATAGAATTAATCGGTAAAGATGGTTATGAAAAGATTGGTAATGATTTGATATATAATCTATTTCTAAATCTGGAAGAAATTCAAAAAGATAAATATATGATACCACATCCTGATGGGGACCTAAATATGGCCGCACCTAAAATATTTGACAGCTCAAAACCATTAAGATTGAGAGGTAAAGGATATAAAGGTGGGGACATGTATGTTAAATTACATGCTAGATTTGAGAGAACTATTTAAATAAATGAATAATGTTTTCTACGATTTTTAAAGTCCCATACCCTGCAGCACCTAAAAGATAAAACCCAACAATTATAGTCCCTATTTGTGTTTTAGAAACAGGTTTTTGATTACATTTTTTACATTCAGACATACTTATAATTATGTTAATTGAAGAAATTATTAGAAGAACTCTCTACAAATATCTTGAAGAGAAAGAACAATCTAATTTTAAGAAACCTCGTAAATATAGTCAATCCTATTGTAAATCTACACCTTGTAAAAAAATGGGATTCACACAAAAAGCATCTTGTAGACCTTACAAAAATTGTTATAAGTAATTTATTTTTTAACGCACTTTTATTATGTTTTCTGATATATTATTTAATATGGGAAAAAATAAGAGGGACTGGTAAAAAAATATAGATTGATAAACTCGCAAGGAAATATTATGATTACTAATCATTTAAAATCTTTTTGTGATGAGAATAGATTAACCTATTCATCTATATCTAATTTGAGTAGAGGTATTGGTAACTCATGTAAAGGATGGAAATGCGAATTAATAAAAAATTAAAATCATAACTAATGGCAATCAGTTACATCGGAGGAAAGAAAAAACAACAATCTTGGATTACATCATTTATACCAAAAGATATTGAAATATATTGTGAACCATTCAGTGGTCAATTTTGGGTTTTTTTTGGTATGGATTTAAACGAGTATCCAAAATTAAAAACTATCGTTTATAACGATTATAACCCGCTTAACTATAATCTATACAAATGTATTAACAATCACCAAAGATTATTGGAAGAGTGCGAAAAACTAACCGTCCAAGAAATTAATAAAACAACTAATCCGATTTGTGAAGAACAATTCAATCAGTTTCAATCTGAAATTTTTGCCAGCGGATTCACAATAAATTACCCGGACTATTCTATTGCAGCAAAATATGTCTACGTGTTGACACAAGTTTTTTCAGGGGCAAACCCAGCTAAATCAAAATTTATTGACCTTAAAGGGAAATATCATTCAAAATTTACTTCATTTAAAAATAAATTGAAAAACGAAAAATGGCAGAAGATGTTTGAATCAATAACAAATGTTGATAATTTGGATTTTGAGGAAGTTATTAAAAACTATGACTCTGAAAAAACATATTTTTATACGGACCCACCATATTTTATTGTCGGTGAAGGTAGTTATTACTCTAATCACGATTTTGGCCGAGAAGACCACGAAAGGTTGGCGAATGTTCTTAATAATGTTAACGGTAAATTCAGTCTATCATATTATGATTTTCCGCAATTACATGAGTGGTTTCCTGAAGATAGGTTCAGGTGGGAACGTAAAGAATTCGCAAAAGCGGCGGCGGCTAAAAAAAATACTAAACAAAATATGGGAGAAGAGCTGTTGATATTGAATTATTAGTTATTTTTGCTGTAACAATATATTTATTATTAAATTCTTTTAAATGAAATTCACAAACATATTGAGGTCAATTATTGTAGAGCAGTCAAGATTTGAGGTTCTGTTTAACGCTTTAACAAAGCCAACCGAAGATAAAGAAGGTAAAAAGAGTAAACCAAAATTGAGTAAAGAAGAATTTATTCAATTAGTACAGGCAGACCCAACAACCAGACTAAATAATGTTGATATCAATACTGCGGATTCCAAAGAACTTGCAAAAGTTAAGGCGGGTAAATATGTACAATGGTTAATTAAAAGTTACCTAAATCCAACTACAGAAAGACAACCAGGGGACAACGGATATGAAAGAGAAGTTAAGCAAGTTAAAGACACTTTCATGGAAGACCTTTACAAGGTTACTGAAGATTTAACTAAATTTGATAGATTCAAAGGAAGAATTAAAGGAGAAAAAGATATTAACAAAATGACACCACGTCAGTTATATGATGCGGTTAAGGATTTTGATTTGACTTTAGCAACAACAACAAAGGCTGAAAGAAAATCTGCACCTGTTCACCCTGGATCTAAATTAGTGTATGATGGTGATGAATGGAGAGTAATTGAAATTAAAGATAAGGGCGCTGTAGGTAAAGAAGCGGCTTGTTTTTATGGTGGTAACCAGAAAGAAACAAGATGGTGTACTTCAGGACCAGGTTTAACATATTTTGATACATACATTAAGAATGGTCCACTGTATGTTATTTATAGATCAAATGACCCTAATGTTGCACCAGCAACAGGACTACCAATAGAAAGATATCAATTCCATTTCCCATCAAATCAGTTTATGGATAGACATGACCATCAACAAGATTTGGTTGCATTGTTGAACGGACCAATGGCAGAATTAAAGAATTTTTTCAAACCTGAATTCGCAAAAGGATTGACAGTTGGTGGTGAAAAACTTGTTATCGATAGTTTTAGTCACGGAGCAGTTGGTAAATTTATTGCGTTATATGGTCTTGAAGATTTGATTGTAAGTCTTCCTGATACACTTAAAGAATTTCAAATCCAAAATAAAGACAAGAATGATATTTTGGTTCACATACCTGAAGAAATTGGTAGATTCAAAGATTTGAATATGATTTTACTTGATAATTGTATTGACAGTATTCCTGATTCAGTTTGTCAATTACCTAAATTAAGATTTTTGGCATTGATTAATAACCCAAAACTTAAAACTGTTCCTGAATGTGTTGCTGATTTACCAAACCTATATTTCTTAAATCTAAAAGGTAGTGAGAATGTTAAAGTACCTGAAAGAATTATGGCAAAAGCTAATGATTTAGGTAATGGTATGTTAGATTTACAAGACTAATTTTTAACTTTAAATTAATTGAACATGAGTGTTGATGTTGAAATATACATGAATAACATAGTCAAGTTTTTCAGAGAAAACCCTAAAGATCTCTTGAATTTAATTCCTCAAGAAAAAGAAGATGAATTTTATAAAAAAATTAGGGAAGTTGCATTAATTAATCATGAAAAAGGGGAAGAAGTTTCGCTCACACAAAAACAATTTATTGATATTTGTAGAGAACTTCACGGACAAACTTTAAATAAATCCGTGGTTTCTGATAATTTTTTTATTCAAACAAAATTCGGGGAAATCTGTCTAAACTAGGTTTGGTGGTTTAAGTCCGACTTACTATCTTTTTATTCGTAAAGGTAGAGGATGATTATTGTTTTTATTATATTTGCACGATGAAACAGGAGATATTTAAAAAAAGTTTTGAAAGGTTTTCAAATGCTAGTCATTTACCTTATTGTAATTTGGGGGATATAATTGAAAAAGAAACACCAACGTATCTATTTGGAGAATTGACTCAGGAAGATAACCGTAATAGAAAAAAACCACTTTTTATTGGTGATAAAACAACCAATGACAAGGAAACCTTTGTAGAAAACTATGGTAATCCGCTTTATAGTGTTATGAAAGAACACATAATGGTGGTTGTTGAAAAAAATGAAGATAAGGTTACAATTAAGTTATTTAACGGATATCGACATAGACAGGCGGGAAATGTATGGTTTAAAGTATCAAAGAACCTTGATTATATTACAGTAAATACAAAGACAGGTGATGTTTATATAGGACATATCTACAACTACCAAAAGAAAAGAAAATGTGCTAAAAGGATGGTTAGAAATTATTTTGTTGGAGACCCCATAAATTTTTTAAAATCAAAGATTAAGAATCTTATGAATTCTTATACAAATAATTCATATGAATTGGCGATAGACGCTATATCTACATTTATGTTTGAAATAGACCAACGAGAACAATTCCAAGATTTAGATTTTAGTAAAAGACTTTTTAGATTTTACCTTAAAAAAAGAGGAATAAAATATCCAAATAATTTCCATATATATTCACAACATTTAGTTGGTAAGGAAATAAGAAAAATCCTTAAAAAGAACGATAATAAATTGGTGGACGCCTTTATGGTTTCAGAAAAACTATCAGGTAAAAAACTTAAAAGAGCTCTTCATCTTTGTAGTGGGTTGAATATTAATTTATACCAAAGCGCTAAAAATTTATTTGGAGAGGATTGGTTAAACCAAGACGATGATGTTATAATGGGGTTGTTAAACTCTACAAACAATCCTAGTTATGTTAATAATGTGTTTGTTAGTTTATTATCAACAGAGGAATTAAGGAGGGTTTATGACCTATTTAAACAGGTATTTATTAATGGTACTTTAGATAGTTATACTTTCTATGACCACGTAAGAATGTATACTGAATTAAAAATGTTTGGTGAACATGATTTAAAGTGGATGTCAGGTAAAGATAGTAAGAGCGACTTTCGTGATGAACACTTGGATTGGACGGATAAATTACAATTTTATAAAAAAGGACATTATACTAGAATATATCCGCAATTTTTATATGATGTATTGAGTAACCCTATTGATGGATATTATCCTGTTCTATTAAACTCTAGTACAAATTATAATGAGGAAAGTGCAACACAATCAAATTGTGTTAAAGGATATATCGGAAAACCTAGTTCAATAATCGTATCATTAAGGAAGGGTTCTGTGGATTCTGATGTGAGAGCAACTTTGGAATATAAAATAGAAAATGATTTTGAATATGGCATAATTTGTCACAGAGTACAATCGTTAGGTAAATTTAATAGTCATCTTGGTGATGAGTGGACAGAAGTTCTATTTAAATTAGACGATATAATGTTATCTTCTATTCAGGATAAACGATTTGAACTTGTGAAATTGACAAAGGAATGTAAGAATGGTGTAATACTTCATTCTGATTCTGAATGGAATGAAAACGGGCGTCTGACGTGGACACATAAAAATATTGACAATAGTCAGCCATTTTATTTTGACTTTATTTATGGATAAACCAAAATTTATAAAAAAAATAGAAAAAAACGATGGAGTCTTTTCATCGATGATTATAGGTAGACAACCTATAGAATTTAAAGATTTTATTGGTAAGAAATTGGAAATTTCTTATGAAGAGACATATCTTGATGGTAAATCTGAAGTTAGATGGAAAGAAATAATTTACAAGACCGCACAATCATTCTACATATATTTATCATTTAATGGAGATGGTTGGACTATAATGATTTATTATAAACCAAACCAGTTCAATGAACTTAAACTATTCTTAATACAACTATTAAAACAATTTAAAAATGCAGCAACTAACAACAGCGGAACTACAAGAGAAAATTAAAAACGGTGAAAACTTTGTATTAGACTTATTTGCAACTTGGTGCGGACCATGTAAAATAATGTTGAATAATCTCTCAAAGGTTAATGAGTCATTAATTAGTGAGTCTACAGATGCACCTAAATATGCCATCTATAAATACGACATTGACACAGATAAAGAATTTGTGGTTAATGAATTGGGTATTAGAAGTGTACCAACTATAAAAATATTCAAGGAAGGTAGTGAGGTTTTCTCAAAACCTGGTGTTATGTCACCTAGCGAAGTCCTTGGCCTCCTTAAATAATTTAAAATGAAAGACTTATCAGTTATAGTTTATACGATGAAAGGATGTCCATTTTGTGTGGACTTTAAAGAAATGTTAACAAAGGAAGGTATAGAATTTTTCGATAGAGATATCGATGAATTTAAAGAAGAATATGACCTATTCTCTGAAATAACAGATAATGATATGATTCCCGCATTATTACTGATTGAAGGTAATAATAAAGAACACGAATCATTCTTATATGCACCTGAAAGGAATTATAACGAATTAACTGAAGCGGTTAATATTATTAAAGACCATCAGAAAAAGTTGGGTATTATTAAATAATAATAAAATCTTTAATTTTTCTTTTTAAGAAGTCATAATCTTCAAGTGGGTTGGTAATCTCAGAAAACCAATCCACTTTTTTTATTTCCATCTCCAACCAACTCATATCAAAATCAAAGAAATCTAAAATCGCCGATTTTAAAAGTTCGCTCTCCTCGTTATCACAGATAACTGACAATTCTTGATCATTATTAATTTTATTGTTCGACAAATTAAGTGTCAATGATTCAAATGGTAATGGAATGTTATATGTTATATGTTTACCATAATAATATAGTAATCTGGACTGACCTAAAGAATAACCATGAGGAAATTCTGAAATGAAAATTAAATTATCATCATTAGATATATTCTTCAAATGATAATTAAAATCATATGATAATTTATCATTAGAAATATAACTATCAATTTGTTCTTTATTGTAAGAACAATTATCTGTGTTATGATATGTAAATGTTAGTATATCTTTCTTTTTAAGAGGCGAATTATATTCGATTAAATCTATGGTGTGAGATAATTTTAACCCTTCTAATTTATGTTGAAATTTTTCAATAAATTCATCCTTTATTTTCATTAAATCAAGCGGGTCGTTATGTGTTGTCCTACCTTTAATTACGAAAAAATTGGAACAGTCAATAACTTGGATTATACTTTCTTCTTGAGATGGAATTTTACTTAAAATAAAATCGGATAATAAATTTACAACCGACAATCTACTACCTACGGACTTTAAAATCATTTACTTGTCTTTAAATCTTTATTGTAGATTGAATTATAATAAATTTTACGAAAAACATAAATAAAACTGTGAAGATTATTGTAAGATTTGAACACCTTTTTTGTTTATCAATCTTTTAATTTCTTCTGAAGTGTTATATAACATAGTTAGAAACCTTGGCCATATTTTAGGGTTATATTTCTTAATTAATTCTATGTAAGTTATATAATAAGGAACATCTTTTTTATCGTAAAATTCCGTAACACCTGGGTAATCAGTAGGAAAGTCTGAAACAATTACAGATGTTCTATTATCTAAAACATTTTCATCGTTAATTCTATTAAAAATATCTAAAGATAATTTAGAAAGACGCTCTCCACTGGCAAAATAATTTAAAATATTTTTTAAAGACTTTAAAAGTAATTTTTTATTATCGAGATTTTTCAATCTACTTAATCTCCTTTCAAATTCTAAAACCAAACCTTCTAAAAACTCATTTGTAATCGCCCTAAATTCAATTGGGTGACCCCAATACATTTCATCACGTTTTTCATTATAACTTGTGTTTAACTTAACACTTGTTTTTGTAGATTGAGATGGGTCGGTTGCGTGAAGCATCTCATGATAAATCGTTAAGAATAAATTCTTTTTTGAACCATATTCTTTTGGCTGAAGTTCCATAACAAAATCCATAGGGTCTCTAGAATCTTTAGGATTAGTATCCATGAATCCAATATATTTTAATTTTGGATTGACTACAATTTTCACATAACCATCAATACCATCAGAAGTCTTAAATAAAAACCCATCAACCAAAGTTTTATCTTTATATTTTTTATTCCTATTCTTCCAAAGATTATTTGTTAAATCGACCAAATGAGTGTATGTTTCAGGGTCAAATCTAAATCTTTTTTGTTCTGTTATTACCGTTGATAATATGTCGATAATCTTCATCATCTATCTAAATCTGTGCTCCAGTCTATTTGGATTCTTTTTGGGTTAATTTTTCCTGAATATGAGTCAAATACTTTTTTAAATGGTATTTGAGTGGCTTTAATATCTTTAATTCTTGTCATATCATCTCCAATACCTGTTGATAAATATGCTTGAATTTCATCATCTACTACATTCTCACCATAACCCATGCCGGTTATTTTCTTTGCAACAGAATGTCTAACTCTTTCATTCATATTCATAATGTTAGACATTTGTTTGTTTTTATATGAAGGAGTTGAGAACCAAAGTCCGTGTGCGATTTCGTGATATACGAGAGATAGGTCATCACCATTACTTTGGTCGATACCAATTAGATAATAGTTGTCACCCCCAATTATGTTTCTAATTGTATCAACAATACTAAACATAATTAAATCGTAGAAGTTAAGGTCAGGAATTAATTTAATACAAGACTCGATTGAATCACAAGGAATATTATATCCTGCCCAATCTTCATGATAGGTGAAGATATCATTCTTAGTTTTTTCTTTGTAGTGTTTTGTATAGTCCTTCCACTTAAATCCTTTACCTCTAAATGAATCAGAATCAGACTCATAAAATTCTTGGTATCTCATGAATACCCTGGCTCTTAATCTGTTGTCTTTGATTACAACGGCAAAAATCTTAGGATACATCTCAAACAATTCAATCTGACTTAAGATGTGTTTAATATTTTTAGGTGGATTCTTTGGCGGGGTAAAACCTCTTTGCTCCTCCAAAACTTTTTGTATTAATCTGTTAATATTCATTAGATATAATCTCCAAAATATTCATTTATGTTTTTATCAAGTTTTCTACTATCTGGATAATCAGGAAATCTTGGGTTTAATAAATCACCCATTTCAGATAACATACCAATATAACTACCAATATATTCTAAGGTTCCTGAGTTTCCATAACTTTTATTATCGGTTAAATATGTAAGAACATTATCTTCAAAATTTTTAATCGGTATTTCAAATGTTTGAACAGTTGTATCTTTTTTGTATGAATGAGGTCTACTACTCCACTTCCCATCACCAATAAAATATTCCTGTAGCTCACTCCAAATTTCATCCCGAATATCACTCTCATACGCTGAATTATATGCGCTAGAATGAACACTATATAATTCACTTTTCAAATCAAATAATTCATCATCTAATAATTCTTTCATAGTTTCTTCATCATCCACAATTCTTTTTACATTTTCAAGAGTAACTTCAACGTACTCAGGATGACCCTGTTCTTCCGCAATTAACTCAAGTTCGTTGGTCTCAGGTGAAATTTGTTGTCCTTTTAATGTATCAACAATATATTCATATAATCTTTTTGTGTTTTCAGGTGTAAGTTCTTCAATAACGTCACGATATACATCATCTGTTGTGTCCCAAAAAGGTTCGTAAACATCACCATCACCTGATAATATTTGTTCAATAGTGTCTCTACTTGGACCATTTCTTCTATCATCATAAAACAAACTGGCCAACTCACCCCTATCATCCAAAGTTAAAATTGCTTGACCGTTTTCAAATTTAACGTCATTAAAAAATTCCTCAACCCAATCATTAAATTTTTCCTTATCTTCATGATATAACCATATCATGAATTCATTTTGCCAATGCTCAGAACCAACACCATTTTTTGGGTCAATTTCACTCATTAACCCTCTTTTCTTTAATATTTTAAAAAATGTTTGATAATCATTAAAGTATTTTTCAACATCTAAATCATCATTATTAAACATTTCTATAACATCATTCATATCCATAACTTATAAATATAAAAAAAGGGACATTTTTATTGTCCCTTTTAAAATTCGTTTTTTAAATCTTATTATCCTTTTATCCAACCATTAGTTTTGTTTGCAGTATAATACTTTTCAACAGTTTTTTTGATAGCGCTTTTAACGCTTTCTGCGGTTTGTTGTGTTTGAGCGGTTTGAACTTGCTGACTTGGTGGTGGAGGAGGAGTTTGATTTCCATTATTTTTGCATCCGCATGCCATGTAATTAATTTTAAATTAGTTTATTATTATAAATATAATATTTGAAGAAATATAGGGATGGATTAATATTTATCAATTAAAAGTGTAATGGAATTTTTAGAATTAATACAAGAAGGAAGAAAGGACGATTTTATTCAGAGGTATTCGAAAAAGTTTAATCCTGAACAAATTAAAAAAATAACTACGGAGATTCAACCAAAATACTTGGACTGGGTTGGTAAAGTTATAGACCCAATCAATTTTGAAAGCAATTTTGCTAAGTTGGTGGTTGCATTAGAAGCGTTCGAGAGATTATCTTCAAACTTACCATTAACCGATATTAATCAGTATAAGAGTGTTGTTGAATTAATTAATGCGTTGGCAACATATGAGAATAGACAAAGAAGATCGGTTAGAAAAGTTGAGGGTGGAAATGTTGTTTATGAGGATGATAGATTCTTCATTGTTAACCCATTAACACATAGTTCTTCTTGTTATTATGGTAAAGGAACCAAATGGTGTACCGCGGCAGACTCGGATTATAATTTCAAAAAATATAATGAAGACGGTAAATTGTTTTACATTTTAGATAAAACATTATCAACTTCAGACCCACTATATAAAGTTGCGATTCTTAAAAAATTTGATGGAGATACAACTTATTGGAATGCTGTCGATGATAATATTAAATCTGGATGGATTTTCAACACAAATAAGTTAAAGGAGATATTATCTGCGATAGATGGATATATTAACACCGAATACGCCGAACAAGTTAAGATTTTTAGCGATAAAGTTGCGGCTCAAAAAGAAAGAGAAAGATTACGTAAACTGGAGATTCAAAGAATTCAAAGAGAAAGAGAAAATGATGCACAGGAAAGAAGAGATGAAAATGAATGGGAACTTGGGCCTAATTGCCCTGATGAAGGGTTAAAGGCACATGCATTACTTGATTGGTTAGTGGATAATAATGATGTTGAAGTAAAAACAAATGAAGATATTATCGAAATACAAAGACTTAACGATGAGATAGAAAGACTTAATCAAGAATATAATAATGATGAAGAAGTAAGACAGGATTTATTAGATGAAATAAGTATTCTAGAAGACGAATTAGAAGAGTTACAAAATAAAATAGATGTCTATAATATATTCCCGACAGGTACTCACTATGATATGACAGAATTTGAAGTTTTATCCGATAATGTTTCAGGTAGAAGATATGCGGTCGGGGATGAGTCAGAAACAGAATCAAGTGCTAGAGATTATGTTGAACAATTAATTGATGACGTTGGATATGCAGGAATTAACGCTAACTTTGCAAAGAATTATATAGACAATGATGCCGTTGTGGATTACGCTCAAGAGTTATATGATGATGATGTTAGAAGCAATCCTGAGGTATATTTTGATGATTCGGAAAGATTGTTAAGTGATGAACAAGAAGAAAAAATTGAGATTTTAAAAATGAAAATAGGGAAAACAGAAGAAACTATTTCACATTTAGAATCTCAAATGGATGGTGATGAAGGAGATAATGATATCCAAGAAAAGATAGATGAGTTTAACGATGTTATTCAAGAAATGAATGATGAAATTGAGGAAATTGAAGGAGACCCAGAAGGTGATTTCCCTGAAGATTTATTTGAAGATAAAGTTAGTGATTTAGTTGAAGATGTTAGAAGAAACCCTGAATGGTTCATGTCCGATTTTGGGTTAGAATGGGAAAATTATATAGATAAGGATGGGTTTATTCAAGGAGTTATAGATGAAGATGGTTATGGTCATACACTCAATAGTTATGACGGAACAATTGATGAAATATATGTTGAAAATAAACTATTTTATGTTATGAGAATTGATTAGTAATGTTTGATGGTTTATAATTATTTATGGCTAAAAAAAAGAAAATATCATTTAAATTAAATCCTGAATGGATGTTTAAAGAACCGCTGGATTTTGAATATAACAAATACACTCTTTTAGACTATCTTCAAAAATGTGAAAAAAGATTTGATAATTTTGAGATATACCCTGATTTTGTTGAATTATCATTACATTTGGCCAATCTACAATCTTTGGCAAAAGAAAATATGTTATTACTAACTAAAAAGAAATTCGAATCTTGTGATGATGAAATTCTATTAAAAGAGCTGTATCCAAAAAAACCGAGACAAATTAATTCTGAAGAAGAGATTGAGTTGGATAAAACAATAAGGTTTTCAGGTAATAAACTATTCGATGCATTCAACGTGGCAAAATCTATCTGGAATATTGCTTACGATAATGTTGAAATTTCTTTAAAGAAAAATAAAAATTCGTTAGGTTACGGGCAAGGATATGTTTTTCATTATTCAAAAGAAGACGAAAAACTTTATGTTTGGGAGTTCGAAATAAAAAAAATTAAGAAAGACCAATTTAATAATAAGACATATCTTAAATTAATATATGAAGGAGTACCCGACACTCTAGCACTTTTAAATATAATTGACACATTCTCAACTTGGAACACATCCGTTATTTGTCATAACTTACCTATCTTTGAAATGAAAAGTACTCAAAAATTTCCAATGGATGCGACATTAATACCAATCATGAGAAGAAAAATTATGGCATATATTTTCCAAATTATTAATATGGAAAAGTTAAAAAATTTTGACTCTGAACAATAAAAGTGTTATTATTTTAACATGGGATTCAATAAACGATATGTTTTTTCAGTTTCAAGTGTTGAGGCACTTAAAAAAAATTCACTTAGAGAATATTACGGTGAGAGTGATGCTCTAATATTCATGGACCAAATTAGTGTGGATATTTATCATCATCATAAAGAAGGGAAAACAGACGAAGAAATTTTATCTATTATAAAACAAAACATGGAGGAAAAAAACCTATGAAATGTATTAAATCAATCAGAGCCACGAAAGATGTTGAGCTCGGTGAAATCAGAAGAATTGACGATAAAACTGCCATGAGTATGGTTGGAAGTTCTTGGCAATATGTGTCAAAATCAGAGTGGAAAACTGCAACTCGTAAATCTAAACCCGTAGAAACTGAAGTTATTACGGAAAAATCAGAAGAAAAAGTTGAAAAGAAACCTTATAAAAAAGGAAGTAAACCTGAAAAAAAATAATATGAAAAAAATCTTAAGGAAATTAGATTGGTTGTTCGATTATTATATTGCTTGGATGTTTTATAATGGAAATAAACAACATCGATACATAGAGTATATGGAACAAAAATGGGGTAAGCAAAATGAAAACAAATGAAAATTTAAAAGTTGCTGCTTTAGTTGTGTTATTTTTTACTATAATAATATTAATTAGTTTTTATACCACAAAACCAATAGAACCAAAAACACCTTCAGTTGATAAACAAATTCAGTTGGCTAAGGATAGCATAACTAATCAAATAATTAAACAAGAATTGGATAGTACATATCCTTTCGACCATAGTAAAACACCAACAGATGATAGCAAAAGCGTTCGATGATAAAGAAATGGTATATAATCCCGAACATTATGGTGGGGCGGATAATCCATATGAAGTAATAAAAGTTTGTGAAGCTTGGGGTTTAGATAGAGATGCTTACTTATTCAACGTAGTAAAGTATGTGGCAAGGGCAGGGAAGAAAGACCCAGCTAAAGAATTGGAAGACTTAAAGAAAGCGGCAGTTTATTTACAACACAGAATTAGAACTATTGAAAATTAGTAAAACGCTTAAACTTAAAAAATGGCAATAATTTGGTTAACAGGACAACCTGGGGCGGGTAAAACAACGATTGCAAAAGAAATCATCAAATTACAAGATAATGAGGAATGGATAAATGTTGATGGGGACGACATAAGGGAAATTTTTGATAATAAAGATTATTCCGAACAAGGAAGAAGAAAAAATATTGAACTCGCACAACAGATTGCATTATTCTTACATAAGAAAGGTAAGAATGTTGTTGTTTCATTAGTCTCTCCATATAAAAATCAAAGAGAGGATTTTAAACTTAAAGTAGGAGACAATATTGTTGAGGCTTATGTCCACACAAATGAATTTAGAGGAAGAGAAAATTTTCATGTTCAAAATTATGAACCACCAACAGAATGGTTTGTTGATGTTTCAACTGACAATAAAACTGCGGAAGAATGTGCCAAACACATAATAACTTATTTAATATGAAAAAAATACATGTTGAAGGAGACCCTAAATTAAAAAATACTGGAGGTAAACAGTATTCCATGTTTGTGGGACGATTCCAACCATTTCATGAAGGGCATATATGGTTGGTCAATCAATGTTTAGAAGATGGTAAAAATGTTTTAATTTGTATTAGAGATATTGAACCAGATGATAAGAACCCGTTTACCGCACAAGAAGTTGAGAGAAACATCCGAAATGAAATGTGGAAATATTTGACGGATGAAAGAATAAAAGTTATGATTATACCAGATATAGAATCTGTTAATTTTGGTAGAGGTGTCGGTTATGATATTATTGAACATATTCCACCACAAGAGATTAGTGATATTTCAGCAACTAAAATAAGAGAACAATTAAAACAATAAGGAAAATTATAAATAATAGTTGTATCTTTCTACACACTAACATATATTTATTAATATGGGAAATAGAATAGATATTGACTATCAATTAGTAATTGAAAGATACAATGAGTTAAAAAATTTAAAAAAAGTTGCAAAAAGTTTTGGGGTATCAGTTAGACCAATAAAAAGAATTCTTAAAAACAACAATACAGTATTAACAAATCGTAAATATGGTGTTAAACATTCTTTTTTTGAGGTCATTGATACAGAAGAAAAGGCATATTGGCTTGGATTTTTATTTGCAGATGGATGTGTTAGGAAAAGTAAATCAGGTAGTCAGTTAGTGTTAAAATTATCAACCAAAGATGAAAACCATTTAAAATTATTTAAAACAATTATTGAATCGGAACATAAGATAATTCGTTCCCTAAATAAAACTTTTTCTAAAAAAGGAACCCCATCAACATCTGAAAATTCTTCTATACGTATTAATAGTAGTAAATTAGTTGATGATTTAATCAAACAAGGATGCGGACCAAGAAAAACCTTTATTATTGATAAACCAGACATAGATGAAAAGCTTTATAAAGATTTTATTAGAGGGTATTATGATGGAGATGGTAATTTTTTCTTCAACGAAAAAACTAAAATGTCGGTAGTTACCATAGTTTGTGCATCCGAAAATTTTAGAAAATTTTTAATTGATGTATTATCTAAAATACCTAACATAGGGAAAATTCATGAAGACAAGCAAAAGTATACGATTAAAATTGTGAATATCGTTGGAATTATTGAATTTTTATCATACATTTATAACGACTCAAAAATAGAGTTGACGAGGAAAAAAGAATATTATGAAAGATATAGAAAATATAGAAAAAGTGTTGAATCAGGTTATCAACGGGGACTGTGTGGAAGTTATGTCAAAACTTCCTGAAAATTCAATTGATATTATTATAACTAGCCCTCCATATTCGGTTAATATTAATTATGATGTTTACAATGATAATACAAGTATTGATGAATATTTAGATTTTTCTAAAAAATGGTTAACATCTGCATTCAGAGTATTAAAGGATGATGGTAGAATTTGTGTTAATGTGCCTTATGAGGTTAATTTAAAAGATAGAGGTGGTAGGGTTTTTATTGTTTCTGAAATTTGGAATATAATGAAAGAAATTGGATATAAATGGTTTGGGATTATTGATTTAGAAGAAAAGAGTCCGCATAGGAGTAAAACGACCGCTTGGGGGTCTTGGATGAGTTGTAGTCAACCATATATTTATAACCCGAAAGAATGCGTTATTATTGCTTATAAAAATTCACCTAAAAAACTAACAAAGAATGTACCTGAGTGGGTTGCAACTGAGATTACGGAGTCAGATTTGTTCGGTGAGGTAACAACTAAAAAAGTTTATACTAATGAACAGAAAAAAGAATTCATGAGTTTGGTATACGGTCAGTGGGATTATTTCGCAGATACTAAAAGTCTAACAAAGGCAACCTTCTCTATGGATATCCCAATGAAGGCAATTAAAATTTTATCATATAAAAATGATATTATATTAGATCCGTTTAATGGGTCAGGAACAACATGTGCAGCTGCTGAAATTTTAAACAGAAGGTGGATCGGAATTGATTTGAGTGAAAATTATTGTAATATCGCAAGGGAAAGAGTTCAACATTTTGTGGATAGAAACAAACAAATGAAATTAGATTTATAGTTAAAGGGTCAATGACCCTTTTTTTATTTATAAGGATATTTATAAATAAAGTTGTAATGGTGAATATACTCATAACTGAAGAACAATATAGGTCTATTGAAGATAGATTATTGTTCGAAAACAAATTAAATTTAGCCAAAAAAAATTGGGAATCATTTTCAAATGAACAGAAAAAAATGGCAAAAAATGTTGCAGAAACATTTAACCCTGGAAGTTCAAAAATTTTAAATGAGGCTTCGTGGTATAACTTAGTTGGAGACGTACTAGGAATAGTCGACCCAACAGGTATTGTAGACGTTGTAAACGGAATATCATATTTTGCTCAAGGGGATCATCTATTTGGATTACTTAGTATAATTTCCGCAATACCAATTGCCGGTGATTTTGTTGCAAAACCTGTTATGGGTGCATTAAAAATTGGTGGAGATGCAACTAAAGGTTTAAAAGTTGCAATGAAAGCTGCGAATGTAGGTGAAATAGGAAAGGCTACTGAAATGTTAACTAAATTATCAAAAGAACCTGGTGTTGTTGGTAAATTCTTACAATCTGCAAAATCGTGGGCACCTAAAGTTGCATCAAAAGTTGAACAATTACCTGGAGGTGTATTAAAAGGATTCAAAAAAACTATATTAGATTATCTTAAATTATTAGAAAATGCGGGGGTTAAAAGCACGAGATTCCAAAAAAATGTTAAAGCATTGTTGGCGGCACCAACAGCAAAAAACTTAAAGACATCGATCCCAATGTTACAGGATTTTTTAAAGAATGAAAAAGTGTTAAGTGGTTTAACTAAAAGAGGACCATTAAGTCAAATATTTTTAGGTGGTGCTCCAAGATTATTTGGTAATAGAAGAATGAGAATATTAATGAGACAAACAAAATGGTGGTTAGGATTTTTAGATTATATTGGATTAGCTAATTTTGTTGGACCTGAAGAACTATCTAAAACTATGAGTAATGAAGATATTCAAAAGAAAATGGCGGAATATAATCAAACAAATGAGGCTAAGGAGTATGCGAAACAAGATTTTGGAGACACTCAATTTGATGGGCAATCACAATCAAATCAACAAACAACTTCACAACAACAGCAGGGTTCAGACCCATTACAATCATTCTTTAAAGATATTTTTACGGGTCAAGTAGGTAAAGCGGCTATAGCCGCACTTTAAATTAAAATTTGTGTCAAATTTACAGTAAACAAATAATATAATTTGAAAAAAATATTAAAAGAAACGGGTATAAGAGACATTTCGGTACTTAGGAAGAGATATCCTAAGGCTGAAATTTATTTCCATCAAGACCTTGATGGTGTTACAACTGCAATTGCAATGAAAAAATACCTTGAAGACAATGGTATCGATGTTGTTGGCGCTCATGTTATTCAATATGGGGACAAAGAGTTTTCGGTTAAAAAGAATGATGCAACTGGAGACACAATGCCAGTTCTTGTTGATTTTGCACATGGAAAACCAATGTTTGTAATCCATACTGACCATCACGATAGACAAGTAGGTTCCGAGAAAGGTACTTCAACATCCTTTAAACAAGCTCGTTCAAATGTTGAAACTATCTCACAAGTTGTTTCACCAAAAGATTTATTTCCATCTGCAGATATCTTATTAATTAATACTGTTGATTCTGCCGATTTTGCAAAACACGATATTACACCTGATGAGGTTGTAAATTATCTTTATCGATTTGATAAAGAAAAACCATTACAAAAAAATAAAATGTTGTTAGGGTTGATAACCAACAAATTATTATTGGCGTTTAAAAACAAACCAGGATTCTTAGAAGGTTTAGTTATGGATTCAGAACCATCTCTTTTATCGATTTTAAGTAATATAAAAACTTGGATGAAAAGAACAAATGCGGCAAAACCAGAAGAACTACAAAAAAATGCAGAAGAATATAGACAATCAATGAAGGACTTTCCGAGAGTCAGTGATAGCATTATTTTCCAATATGGTGGAGGTAGTATGTTTAAGCCTGGCTCTTATGACAGGTATACCCCATTTAGAAATAATCCTGAAGCAGACTTTCTTATTATGGCTTGGCCGATGGGATTGGTACAGGCATCATGTAATCCATTTAAAAAAGATAGAGAACTTAAAGGTGTTAACCTCGGTGAGATTGCCCAAGAAGTGTTGGGGAAATGGGAAGACCAATTAAAACAAAGAACAATTCCACTATCAACAATTAAATGGGTTAGTGAAACAAGTGCTGGCCCTGAAAGTGTTGGATTTACATTTAAAGACTTTGACGCATTATATGGTGGAAAGTTTATGTTTATGGATAACGGAGAACAAATCCTCAATCATATTAAAGATATGATGGAAACACCATTTAAAAACTTATCTGAAAAACACAAAGAAATGTTAGATAAGATCGGTATTAATGCTTGGGATTTAATTCAATCTAATTCAGGTGGGCATAAATGTATTACAAACATTTCGGGATTAAATTATCTTGGTAGAAGTAAAAGACCACCTAGTGGAGGTCATAGGTATAATGAATCTGACGATTCACCTTCGGTTAAATTTACAAAAATGATTGCAAATCAATTTGAAACTGTGTTGAAACAAAAGATTGCCGAGTCAAAGTCATCTGTTGAAAATATAGATTAATCTTTTTATATTTTGTGTATGACACATAAAGTTTACACAAAAAAAGGTGACGATGGTACAACAAGTTTACTCTCAGGTAAAAGAATTTCAAAAACATCATCGGAGATAAAATCTGTTGGAGTGTTAGATGAGTTAAATTCATTTATAGGATTTTTAAGAAGTGAAACCAATATTGCTAGCGAATTCCTCGAAGACGTTCAATGGAATTTATTTAATGCAGGTTCAATAGTAATTAATGACAATGGTTTAAATCTTCCTGAAGTTACAGAAAGTGATATTAAATTATTGGAAGATAATATGGATACGATGAGTAAGGAATTACCCGAACTTAAAAATTTTATATTACCTAAAGGTAATAGAGCGGTATCGACGGCACATATTTGTAGAACAATTGCGAGAAGAGCAGAAATACAAGTTCTTGAGTGTCATAGTTTACAAAACTACACAAGATTAAATCCAATCACAGTTTATCTGAACAGGTTGAGTGATTACTTTTTTGTTCTTGCAAGATATATTGGACACAGAGAAGAGGTTGGGGAGACTATTTGGAAAAATTAAAGGATGTATTCAATTGAATCACCCGCCTGAATATTAAGGTCTTCACAAGTACCACCCTCAAGTTCTAAAACGATATTACCTCTACCACAATAAGAAGGACAAGGGTCCTCATTACATGGAGGACAGTTGTGGTGTATGTTTACAATCACATTATTTTTGATAATTAGAATATCTAATGGGATGATACAATTCTTCATCCAAAAACATTGTTTCTTTCCACCCATCAAAAATAAAAGACCTTCGAAATTAGAATCAAATCTTTTACCCATCATCCCAATAGATTGGGATTTTTTATCAATTAGAACTTTGATTTTAAAAATATTTTGATTAATTTTAACTCTCATAATTATAAATACTATGGATAAAAAAAGATACGCAGGAGTTGTCGTTAAATGTAATAATAAAGTTCTTTTATGTAAAAGAAATAACCAAGGGTCTTTTCCTGGCATGTGGTCAATTCCTGCGGGAAAGATTGAAGATAGTGAAGAATCTAAAGATGCTGCAAAGAGAGAATTCTTTGAAGAAACCGCAGTAGATATTGATAACCAAGAATTAACTTTTATTGGATTACTCCCAAGACATACAAGGGACGGAAAGAAAGTTAAAGGTTTTATGTATGTGTATTTGTTAAATGTCGAAAGTGAAATTGAGCCTGATTTTGAAAATGCTATTGACGGAGAAGAGCATACCGAATGGAAATACTTTTCTCTTAATGAAATAGAAGAAACTAAAACAGGTACGTATCTTTATAGATTACTAGAAATAATTTTAGAAAAAATTTGACTTTTTAATAATTAATACTATATTTATTAGTTCTTATCCGAAAGGATAAACATCCCCAAAAAATGTTTCACAATAAATGAAATAACGAGAGTTTTTTCACAAAAAGTGAAACAACTGAGACGAATAAAATAGTAGTCTCAAAATTAAAGTCCCACAGATTAGGTTATTTGAGAAAATGTCCGTATATTTGTGGGGCTCTTTTTAGAAATTAGTTCTTTTAAATATTTGATTACATCCGCAGGTACAACCAGCGCATGACGTGGATGGTGACTGTGGAGGAAGTGGGATGTAATCTTTATTATATGGCGGGCGGAGGGCAAGGTGTCCTGGGTGTCTCATAAGCACTTATAAGATTGGTTCAATTCCAAGGCGTCGCAACAATAATAGTGAGGTAGAGCAGCGGTAGCTCACAAGGCTCACGGTCTTTAAGTGACTAATTGTCAAGTAATACCGTATAACCTTGGGGTCGTAGGTTCGATTCCTACCCTCGCAACAAATAATCTAAAATAATAAAGATTATTAAAAAAAGATTTGACAAATTAAAAAACTTGTCTTATCTTTGTAAAACAAACGATGAAAGTCGTTTAGTTCTTTGAAGAGATTATCGTTTGAACCTGTCCCATTAAGAGTGGGGGGTCACTGAATCAAATGAAAATCAAATCAAAAAAAAGTTTCACAAAAACTTGTTTGTTTCCCAAAACTTACTTACCTTTGTGAAACAAATTGAGAAAAGGTTGGCTATGGCTATAAAATCGAGGTTTCCTTTTCTCAATTATCTAAAAAGTTCTTTGAATTAAAATATTTCTTAACTATGAGAGTACTGCTTGTTGAACCTTCGGGGAATACGGTATACGTCATACTCATAGGAAAGATATTGGGCGGTCTATAGTCCATAAAATAAACCATGAAAGTGGTATAAAGTGACTCTAAATGTTTAAAATAGGGTTGCGGCTTCTGAAAGGGAGCTCGAGTAGAAAAGCAAGATATCATTTAACCTTTATTACCGAGGGTAACACTGTAGGGAACGTGGTTGGGTGACCAAGCGATGTGGGTCGTTTGGTTGAGGAGGGAACTCCAATAAGAATAACTTGTAGAACTGTTGTAAGAAGTGTGGTCATCCAACCGTATAATTACGGAGTTCAATATTAAAGTAGACTTAAAACCGAAAGGTAAATGAGTTCGTACAGGTGGTGCTGTTGTTCTCCTTACTCTTCACCTACCAAGGTAGGAGTTATGAAGTAGACTTAAAATATGGAGGTCGGGAGACTTCAGAGAGTTGTTTAGTATTTCCTCGTTCAAAAGATGGGGGAGCTGGTCGCTGAACCGCAACTTTCATAATCCACAAAACATTACTCTGTTAAAGTAAAACTAAACAAAGGAAAAGTGTTCAGCAGTCGTGGTAGACAGGTCACTACTTAGTCATGAGATGTTCATGGCCGTAAAGGGTCCCAAGCCCGATACGATTTTTTTGAAAGTTTTCTAGTCCCGCAAGGACGAGTCAGGGAGGCATCTTTGAAGAGCAACAAGTAAAAATAGAGTATATTACGACTTAAGGATTGGTTAATCTAATTGACCGTGACTGAGAGGTACTATTCAAAAGATAGTGGAAATCGGAGTAAACAATAATCTCCTGTAAAGTCTCTCACAAAAAGGTGTATTCTCAACCTATTTTGCCAATAACCCTGTCAGTTTCTACTGATGGGGTTTTTTATTTGAAAAATATTTTGTAGAATTAAAAAATATACTTATCTTTGTATTCAAAATAAAGAATTATGAATATGAACCAACACAACATTAAAATCCAACATGAAACCTTCGGTATTTTATTGGACGAGACTTTTGTTAATGGGACACAGTTTAAATTATTTCTTAAAATGGTACAAGGTTGTATTGAACTTAAAAATGATTTAACGTTCTTTAACGGTACCGATTTTTTGATTCATGTACCATATAAACATTTAGTTGGTTCAATAATTACAACAGCTGTTGATAATTATTCATTAGCTGAACATTTAGTTAATAAATCTAAAATTGAGGCATTAGAAACAAAATGAGTAACGAAGGAATATTAGGAAAAATGCTTAAAATTGCGGGAGCCGCCGCAGTTGTATATGCCGCGTATAAAATAGGACAAAGTTCGGATAAAGATAAAAAAAATCCTCAAATAATCGATATCCAAAGAGAAGATGTGATTGAAAATGCGGAAGAGCGATATATTGTCGATTTGATTGATGAGCTTAATTGTAAGAAAAATAAGACACAAAAAGATAAAATTAATATTGAGTTGTTAGAGGTTAAATTAAAACAATTAAGAGGAGTAAGTAACTAAAAATTTTTCCAAGTTTATTAAACTTGGTGGTGGAGGTCCACTAACCAGTGCGGCCCTAAAAGGAGACTTCGGTCTCCTTTTTTATTGTATCCAAATACCGAAACCACAGTTAGTATGAATATATTGATAGATTTCTTGTTTTATCGATTCTTTTAGGTCATCATAATCACTCCACTCGCCCATATCAACTTCATCACTAATTTGGTCTAAGGTTTTGTAGGTATCATTTCCTTCATCATCGGATGCCAAAATTTTGGAATCCAAAATTTTTATCGATGCAATTATATCTGCTGGAGATTCATCTTCATCGTAACCAATTATATTCACATCAATAATTACATATTCACCATGACCGAATTCGACTTTGATACCCTCATTACCCTCAAGTTTTTTAATTGCTTGTTTACAAAACTTATCAACACCATCTTGTCCTAACTCGGCAAACAAATCAGGTAAGAATTCCTCTAAATCATAACTAACCATTTTTGATATGGATTCAAGTTTGGGGTTTGGATATCCAACTTTACTTAATATTTTTAAAAATGTTTTTAATTCACTCATATTTTATCTTAATAAAATTTCTGGTATACGGTTACGGTGGTATGATTTATCTGTTATATACATGTTATTAATTTCGTAAAGTTGAGGGTCATCAGAATAACCAATGCAATACATTTTGTTCTCTTCGAAAATACTATCAAAGATTGCATGACCATCTTCAATTGACAAAATAACATATTCATTTCTTAATCTGTCAAAATCAAATTCTGACATTGCAGGATCTGATGTATTTTCAGTTAATTCGCATATATCCTTTATTTGTTTATTCCAGGTGCAAATATAATAAATTAAATATTCTAATTCATCTGTGATGTTCTCACCATTACCCTCACATTCACTACAATACGCCTCGCCATCACCACCACAATATTCACAAGAATCAACCTCACCTCCTCCACAATTAGAACAAGTAATATCACCTGTTCCACCACAATTATCACAATTCTCTCCGTCAATCAAACCATCACCGTGGCAATAAGTACAGGGCTCGTTTCCTGACCCACGACATTCCCCACAAGCAACTTCACCTGAACCGTTACATTCAACACAATGAACAGCTCCATTACCACCACAAGAATCACAAGTTTCTACGTAATAATTACCCTCGGAAGTGAGCATATGAACAAAAATTAAATTATCTAATATTTTATCTGCTAATTCAAATGAGCCAGTATCTTTTAACGAAAATATGTAAAAAATTAATTTTATTTTATCCGAAGCGGAGAAATGATTAAAATATTCTTTTTGTTGAAATATTATTGGTATTAATTTATCTAATGTTTCTTGCGGAGACGTTACTTCAGATAACAGTCCTTCCATTTTTTTAGCTAATTTTTTTAATTTTTCATTCATAAATTAATTACTTTATTAACGATGATTTACTTTATACGTGACATTAAATGAGTGTGTTTCATCGACTCTATAAATTATATCCCAAATCATCGCTTCCAACACCCAAACATCGGCGTTATGTTGAATTTTACCTTCTTTACTTATACTCCATTCATTAAGAATTTTTTCAAATTCATAACACATTCGATAAATATCCTTACCAAAATCTCCAACTTCACCATTTATCACACCTTGATATTCAAATTTAATATTAACATCATATTCGTTAATAACATCTGCATGTTCCAAAGAATCATACTCAAAATCAATAGTGAAAGATTCTATTTCAAATTTTTTCCCAGCCGCAGATATCACTAGGTATTTTAATTTTTCAGTTAATATTTCTTCATTAATCATATTCATAAATAGATTTGTTTTTTAAAAATATTGTTTATGATTTAAAAAATTAAATTATATGGAAATTGTAATTAGATTAACTGAAGAAGAAATTTTAAATATACCTAATGATTCATTACTTGGAGAGTTTGTTAGAAACAAATATTGGCAAAAAAGAAGAAATCAAGAAAGTACACCAATCGATGATGATGTTAAAAATACTATAAAACCTTTTACTTGTTCTATTTGTGGTAAAGACACCTCGGAAATAGAATATGATTATCTATCAGGTTATGACCACTTGAGTTGTCAATTAAAGGTGGAAATAGGGGATGAATATGACCATTGCGTTATTTGTAATAAGAAAACACCATACTTACGTTCAACCCACATAGATCAAAGAATTGGATACGTTGAAGGTGCTGGACAATTATGTCGTGATTGTTATCACAATTGATTTTAATATATATTTAAAAGTTATTATATAACCATATTTTTTTAATAAAATAATTTTGGTGGTTAATTTAGAAAGTATTATCTTTGTATTCACAAAACACCACTATATGACCACTACATTTATTATCAAATTCATTTTTGTAATGTTAGCCATGATTTTGGCTGACGTTTGTTGGACTATGTATTTTATTGAAACCGAAAAGAGAAATTCAGTTAGGGCTGGTTTTTGGGGTGTCGCAATCCTTATCTTCGGTTCCGTGGTTACCATGAATTATGTTGAAGATAGTCGTTTTCTGATTGCTGCGGCGATCGGTTCATTTATTGGAATTTATGGTACAATCGAATATAAGAAAAAAAAGGAATCTAAACAATTCACTAATAAGGTTTAAAAAAACTTTTGGTCGTTATTTAGAAATCCTTTATCTTTGTATTCACAAAACACCACTATATGACAACCACCACTACCACCGTTCAAGACAGAGTTCGTTACTATCAAGGTCAAAACCGTTTTATTTTAAAAATGAAAGATTCTCTCAATAAATGTGGTCAATTGACGACAAGACAACTTGAAGCGTCCGAAAAATGTTTAAACTCGGAAGTTAAAAAGGTTGACATGGAAAATATTCCTGAAGATATAAAACGTATTATTGAATATAAAGGTGAGAATACTTTTGTTAAAGATATCATCACTAAATTTAATAAATACGGTACTCTAACCTCTAAACAAATTGATGCATCTGTTAAGCAAATTCAAAAAGAGGAAGATAAAGAAAAGACTATCCGTATGAACTGGCCAACCGAGGGAGAAACCATTTTGATTGGTCGTAAGATTGGTCAACAACTGAAAAAACAATATGGTTTGGAGTTTAATCCAACCCTTATTGATATTACTCGGTTGAAAGCGGTTTCTCTCAAAGCGGTTCAATTTATGGGTAAAATGACGGTTAAACGTGGTAAAGTGTGTATGTGTTGTAATAAAACTCTTACCGATGAGTTTTCTATGTTAACTAATATGGGTAAGATATGTGCTGGACATATGAAAGTTGAATATATTACCGATTCATCTCAAGCGGATGTATTCCGTGAAAGATACCTAAAACGTGTTGAAGAGATTGGTGAGATGGAATTCTGGGTTCCCAAATCTCAAATTAAGAAATGGGATGGTGCGACAGAAGCAATTATGAGAGCAATGTAAAAAATAAATCCCCAAGATTGATTGAAAGTCTTGGGGATTTTTAATATTTTTGTAAAACAAATTAAAAACATGAAAAAAATACTCGTCGCGATTATCGCATTAACATTTGCAAGTTGTACAAGGAATCAAATGGCAAGACAATTTGGTGGCTCAGAAACTATTGAATTAAAACCTGGAGAAAGACTTGTAAATCTAACTTGGAAAGAAACAAATTTGTGGATTTTGACAAAACAAGATACTACTAAACCAACCACATATTCCTTCAAGGAGAAATCCTCTTTTGGTATTGCTGAAGGTCAAGTTACAATTATTGAAACTAAATAAATTAAATTATATGAATCCACTATTAATGACTGATGGGTACAAAACAGGCCATCACCAACAATATCCTAAAGGAACTACATTAGTATATTCAAACTTCACACCAAGAAGTAATAAATACGCACCTAAAGGATGTGATAAAGTAGTATCATTTGGTCAACAAATGATTATGAAACAAATTCACGAAGCGTTCAGAGATGAGTTCTTCTCTCGTCCTAAAGACGAGGTTTGTGGTGAAATGAAAAGTGAGCTTTCCCTCTATCTCAATACCGATTATGATGTAACTCACTTCGAGAAACTTCATGACTTGGGTTATTTACCAATCGCAGTTAAAGCGATTGAAGAAGGTACATTGGTTCCCATTAAGGTTCCTGTCCTTACAATCTATAACACTCACCCTGATTTCTATTGGGTAACAAACTATTTGGAAACTATTATTTCAAATCTATTGTGGAAACCTATGACATCTGCAACAATTGCTCATACATACCGCAAGGTATTGACTAAATGGCAAGAAAAAACAGATGAGGAAAGGTCTTGGTTTATTGATTGGCAAGGACATGACTTTTCTATGAGAGGTATGGATAGTGTTGAGGCAACTATTGCTAGTGGATTGGGGCATCTTACATCATTTAGTGGGACTGATAGCTTACCTGCAATTGGCGGGGCAAGAAAGTTCTATGGTGAGGAAGGATTTGTTGGTGGTAGTGTTAATGCGACCGAACATAGTGTAATGTGTGCTGGCGGTAAGGAAGATGAGATTGGTACATTCAGAAGATTATTAGAAACATATCCAACTGGTATCTTATCAGTTGTGTCAGATACTTGGGACTTATGGAAGGTTTGTACTGAACACGTTGTTACGTTGAAAGATGAAATCATGGCTCGTGATGGTAAATTAGTTATTCGTCCTGATTCAGGTGACCCTGTTGATATTCTTTGTGGTATTAATTCAAGACCATTATGGACTGATTCTGATGTAGAATCTAAAAAATCTGAACATCCTTCATATAAAGGTGTAATTGAATTACTTTGGGATGTATTCGGTGGAACTATTAACGAACAAGGATACAAAGTACTTGACCCGCACATTGGAGCAATTTATGGAGATTCAATTACAATCGATAGGGCCGATGAGATTTGTAAGAGATTGGCAGAGAAAGGATTCGCATCAACAAACGTAGTTCTTGGTATCGGTTCATTTACATATCAATACAATACTCGTGATACATTTGGATTTGCTATGAAAGCAACCTATGTTGAATTAACACAAACAATTGGTGATAGTGGAATTGGAGAGACAGGTCTGATGGACAGGAAAGAAACGATAGGTAGAGAAATCTTCAAAGACCCAATTACAGATGATGGTACAAAGAAATCTGCAACTGGTTTATTATATGTTGGTAAAGGTGAAAAAAGTGGTGAATTGAAATTGTTTGACAAAGTTACTTGGGAAACCGAGGCAAAAGGACAATTACAAACCATTTACAAGGACGGTATGTTCTACAATCCAACAACATTAACTGAAATTCGTAATCGTTTAAAATAATAAAAATGACAACATTAAATTTAGCCTATCAAGAAAATAGTCAAATAAATTATACGGTATCGAAGTTTCCTGACGGACAACAATCGGTTACCATAATGAATTGGGTTTTTAAGAATGAAGAAGTTCTTATTAAATCACGATTAAATTCCTTCAAAGATTTAGAGTTGATTATATGTGCAACTCAATGTTTAAGAGAGATGGGAGTTAAAGATATTTCACTTTATATCCCATACTGTATAGGTGGAAGAAGCGATAGAAAGTTTGTTGAAGGTGGTGTTAACTATATTAAAAAAGTAATTGCCCCTATCATAAACTCACAAGACTATAGTCAAGTTACAATTCTTGACCCACATTCCGATGTGTTGGAGGCGTGTATTAATAACTTCAAGAAAAAAGATAACACAGAACTTGTTAAATTTGCTCTGACGAAGATAGACAATAAGAACGGAGCTCAGGAAAGAACAATGATTGTATCACCCGATGCGGGCGCAATGAAAAAGATTTATGATATTGCGAAAACATTTAAAATTAATAATGTTGTTACTGCAGGTAAGGTAAGAGATATCGTCACAGGTAACATTCTCAGAACTGAATTGCCAACAATGGATTTAGTTGATGTTGAACAGATTGTTATCATTGATGATATTTGCGATGGGGGAAGAACATTTATTGAACTTGCCAAAGAAATTAAGAAACAAACAGATAAACCAATCTATTTGATTGTCACCCACGGTATTTTCAGCGGTGGAGTTGAAAAACTTAGTGATGAGTTAGATGGCATCTATTGTACCAACAGTATTAAAGATGTCCAAAAAGAAACTGTCAAAGTTCAAAGTAGACAGAATGACTCTGAATTTGTAAAACAATTAAATGTATTCTAATGTACCAAGAAATTGAAGGTAATTTAATTACATTGGCGAAGGAAGGTAAGTTTAATGTTATTACCCACGGTTGTAATTGCCTATCAAATATGGGGGCGGGAATTGCACCTCAGATAGCTAAAGAATTCGGGTGTGATGAATTCAAAATGGAAAAACTCGGACCAACCATAGATAAGCTAGGGTGTATTGATTACGAAACGCTCTATTGGGAGGACGACAAACGATGGACCCAATACCCTGACGAGAATGGTAAGTGGGCGACGATTAAATTAACAGTTGTTAATTCTTACACTCAATACAAATATGGTAGGAATCATTCTGATGGGGTTAACAGACCTTTGGACTACGAAGCCCTAACACTTTGTATGAGGAAGATTAATGAAACCTTCAAAGGGAAACACATCGGACTTCCCAAGATTGGTGCAGGTCTTGCGGGTGGCGATTGGAATCAAATCAAACAAATCATTCAAACAGAATTAAAAGATTGTAATATTACGGTAGTAATCTTCAAACCATAAATTATGAAAAAATATAAAATAGATGTGTTGTTGTCGAGCGGAACCACTAGTTGGGCGGACACCTATACTCTGGAAAATGTTACAAGGTTCTTTGCGCATGAAGGTTATTATTACTTTGAAACTGAAGATGGATTAGGTCATTATTTTCCTATAAGTAAATCAATTGTTAGACAAATAAAAACAGATTAAATGAAAACAACTGACAAATATGTATTCTTTTGGAATGGTATCTATTCGCAATGGGCTTATAGTCCTTTTTTTGTGGATGGTAATCTTTACAACACAGCTGAAAAATATATGATGCACCAAAAGGCATTGTTCTTCGGTGATGAAGAGGTTGCCGCAAAGATAATGGCAACTGATAAACCTGACGAACAAAAGGCACTCGGAAGACAAGTTAAAGATTTTAATGCTGACAGATGGGCAAGAGTTTGTCTTGGTATTGTTTACAAAGGAAACCTTGCCAAGTTCACCCAAAATGAAGAAATGAAAAAAGAATTAATGGAGACAGGTGATAGAATTCTTGTTGAAGCTTCACCATACGACCAAATTTGGGGAATTGGTATGGGAGAAAACGAAGAAGGTATTGAAGACCCGATGAATTGGAAGGGGCAGAATCTTCTTGGTTGGGCAATCATGATGGTTAGACAACATTTAAAATAAAACATATGATTTATACACCACCTAATAATATTGCGGTTAGAGATAACCACAAACCAAGTGTATTCTTGGCAGGGTCAATCGAAATGGGCACCGCTGAACCGTGGCAGGACGATGCAGGTAATCAACTTTCGGAAGTCGGTTATAATGTTTTCAATCCAAGAAGAGCTGATTGGGATAGTTCTTGGACTCAGGAGATAACCAATCCACAATTCTATCAACAAGTTAATTGGGAGTTAAATGCTCTTGAAATTGCGGACCATATCATCATGTATTTTGACCCAAACACTAAGTCACCAATATCCCTACTTGAGTTAGGATTGTTCGCTCGTAAAGGTAATCTATTAGTCATTTGCCCTGAAGGTTTTTGGAGGAAAGGTAATGTTGATATTGTTTGTGACAAATATGGAGTAAGAATGTTTGAGGATTTACAAAGCGCTATAAATTATCTTCACGGATTAATTGCAAGAAAATATTTGAAAGATTAAATTATTTTTTGTATCTTTAATTAAAATTAAAAATTATGAAAAATGGTAATTTAGTTGAGTGGGTAGTTCAACAAGACAATTAAATATTTTTCCAAGTAATTCTTTTAATTATTTTCCAAATACAAGGGGGATTAACCTTATATTTTAGTGATAATTCTTTACATGTTATACCTTCACAGTATTCAATTCTAATTTGTTTTACTATTAATTCTGTTAGTTTGGAATTACTATTATTTTCACCTTGGCGTCTTATTTTGAATTTTTCTATGGTGGATTTTGAATGTTTAATCCCCTCACGATTTATAGACATTTTTTCTTTACTAAGTTTTGTGTGTTTTTTTCCGAACATCGGGTTTTTTTCTCCTGACACATCATGGTGGTTTTGGGATATTTTTAATTTATGTTCATTTGTTAATTTTTTACCTAAGAAAAAATCATTAGTTGAACCTCCATCACCACCTTTAGTGATATTATAGCCAACATTTCTATCGGTTGAGTTATAGTAATTTATCCAAAATTTTTCTCTTTCTTTTAATTTAAATTTACAATCACAATATTCTATAATTTCTCTGATGAAATTATCTTTACCGTATTTTTTTATGGATTGTTTCAATATTTTTCCTGACCCTAAATATACTTTAGATTCTCTAACTAATTTACCTATGTAAATTTTACCATTAATTTTATTTGTTGTTTTATAAATGAACATAGTTAAACATGACTTAATAGAAGATTTATATGTTATAAATATATTGAAAATTCTAAAAATTTATTTTTTTTCATCATTAAAATCCTTATCTTTATACTTTAATTAAAAATTACACAGAATGGATAGTAATTTAATGTCGTTAGAATCTGATATGTCGAACTACAATAAGGTTAAAGCAATTGTAGTTGGTAGAATTTGTAGCGAAGGGTATATGACACAAGATGAGGGTAATGAGTTTATCGAAAGGAATCAAGTTTTGGTCTATAAGGGTAATTGGTTTTCTAAATGGTTTGAAAAAAATGTTTCAATAGAAAAAGGAGATAAGGAAAAATACTACATTAGAGTAATTTCTATGAGTGATAAAGACCCCGACCTTGAAGATTCTGCAATGAGAAATCGTAGACTCAAGGCGGGAGTGTATCGGAATGTCTTTAAAAAGTTACTTACTAAAACATTCTCTGAGATAATGAATAAGAAGGAGCTTGATTTTAACGAAGTTGTATTTTACTACACAGATGACGAACTACTCGACTGCATGAACATTATTTTCAAAGATCAGGAAATGATGGACAAATATAAGAAAGATTATCAAAACTTTTTAAATGAGGCTAATGATATTGCCAAAACAATAGGTTTTAAAAATGGAACACAATTAACAATAGAAGATTAAAAAATAAATATTATGGCACCCGAACTTAAACAAATGATCGAAGATGGCGTTATTAGTGAAATTGAGATAATAAATTTCATTAGAACTCTGAAAAAATTATCTACGGATAATTTTATGGATAAAAAAAATGTCGATTTAGTTATAGAACATTTTGGAATGAAAAAGAAAAAAGGTTGGTTAAAAATTGAAAAGGGAGTTAAAGTAATGATATGAATAAAAGATTATCACCCAAAGAAACACATGAAAAAATGATTCAAGATGTTCTTGATAATTTTGATTTTAAAAGATGTCGGAGGGCGATGATTGCACTTAATTGGACTTGGACACCTAATCCAACATCACCATCAATAGAAGAGCTTAAAATATCTGCACATAACAGATTAAGAAATGCAATAGATGGTATTTTAAATCGTAAAAATCATAACCACAATCAACCCTATTATGTTTCAAGTGGTGGATTAAAGGCAACTGCTTATATAAATAAATTCAAACAAATTGTATTTGTACAACTTGAATTTGTATTGACTGAATGGGAAAGTGATGGAGATTCTTAATGTAGGATGAAACAAAAAAACCAATTATTATACTATAATTTAGATGGTGTGGTATTTGACTTTAAATAATTAAATTATTATCATTAAAAAAAAGAAAATTATGACAATCAAACAAGCGTTGAAATACAAAAACAAATTAGCATCAAAAATGAATGCTGAATTTACAAAAGCGTCCACCTACAATTCTATTGAAGAAGGATCAAATAGGGCTTATGATGTAAGAGAATCGATGGACAAATATCTTAAAATGTCTGCCGAATTAGTTGAACTTAAAACTAAAATTCATTTAGCAAATACAAAAGTATATTCAAAGATATTCGAACTTTCTGAATTAAAGTCACAAATATCTAAAATACAATATATGGATTGTGGTGAAGGAAAACAATTAGATAGATATAGTAGAATGTCAGGAGAACCTCCTGTTATTAAAACAGCAATTATCGGTATTGTTGAACGAGATCAAATGGTTCAAGCTATTGAAGATAGAATTGAATTATTACAAGAAGAGTTGGATTTTCACAACGCAACAACAACTATATAAGAACTTTGGGTTAAGTGTAAAAAAGGGATAATAAAATTTTTAACCATATTTGGTTAAACAACATTAATTATAAGAATGATGCACGATGAAGATTCGTATTCAACATTAAAACATCAAAAATTCAACACTCAACATTCTTTTTATTAAAACTCCTTGAAACTTTTTATTTGAACTTTTTTCCTTAACCCTTTTATATTTATTGGTATGAAAATTAAATTTATAGGTGCCAATAAATTACTCACACCAAGACAGATTGATGTTATAGAAAATTATTTGTCATTCCTACAAACTCAATTTAAATTATCAAAACCAATTAGAATACATTTTTTAGAAAAAAGAAATGTACCGATGACTACAGGAGTTAGAGAAAAACATGGTGAGATATATACATTAGCCAAAGATCGGCTTCTAATTGACATTATGAGAACTATAGGGCACGAATGGGTCCATGAATTCCAACACCAAAAAATGGGTCTTAAAGATACAGAAGATATACCTGATATTGGAGGAGAAGGTGAAAATATTCCTAATGTTTTATCAGGTATATTTGTTAAGAAATTTCAAAACCAATTTCCACAGTTTGAAAAGGTTATGTATGGTGAAGAATAATAGAACATTAATGTTTTATTGATTTACTATTAGCCCATTCTTGGAAGAGATCACTAAAATCTCCTTTATCCATATTAAAATATGATTCCACTTCATACGTTAACGATGATTTAACTGTCCACGTACTACACGAAGGACTATTAACTGTTATCATATATCCATCTTTATCAAATAATAAATTACCAAACACAGTAGATTTAAATAAAGTGGAGGGGTATTTTTCATCAAGAAACTCAAACACTAATTCTTTCATACAACTTCTTTTACAGGTAACTTATAAATGTTTGTGAACCATTTAGAGACAACAAGAAATAATACTTTATCAATATATCCCCTACCATACTTTTTATACAGATCCTGTTTAACAGTATCACTAACAAACATAGTTCCTGTTTTAATATCAAACAAGAAAAATTCACTACTCCAAGTTTGATCCTCTCGACTATAATCAAGATACGGGAAACTATATTTATCATCAACGAACTTAACTATATGTTTTTCTAATGTAGTCATAACGACAAAGATAAGAAATAATTTAGAGTATATAACGAATATTAATTTTAAATCTATTATTAATATATCGAACCATAGATTTATTAAATTCATTTACTTGCAAGTTAAACATACACCATCCACCATTAAAATATTCTCCATTAATATACCATATTGCAGCATTATTTGAAGGATAACCAACCAATAAGACAGAATTCCTGTTAGGTATTTTTTTAAATAAACCACTCCAAGAATCATACTCGGTTAATTCAGAATCATCAAAATGTAAATCCCAATATGGTTTTATTACTTTATCAATCTGATCTTCAGTAATAATATTATTCATTATACAAAAATAGTTAAAATAATTGATTGAGACAAAAATTATATGTATCATTATAATATGAAAAAATTCCCAATCTTTAGAGTTGTCAAACATACATATTTCGAAAAATGTAATGTGAAACGAGAGCAGTTTACAATAGAATTTAAAAAGAAAATATTGTGGTGGGAGAGATGGGTATCGGTTAAAGAAGTTAATTATTGTGGTTGGAGTGATTGTTATAAATCTGAAATAATATTTCAAACAGAATCGGAAGCAATATTTGCAATAAAGAATTTACAAAATGGTTACATTCCTGATGGGTGGACAAAAGAAATTAGTTCTGTTTTGGACTTAAATAGATAATAAAAATTATGCGAATTATATTAACCATTCTATTTGTTGTATTATCAATATCTTCAACTCATTCACAATTAAGAATGAGATATAATATCGGGAGCATAGGGAATATGGGTGATATGGAAAGAAAATACAGCGGACCATATTACATACAAGGAAGTGAATGCTTGTGGGTTGCGAATGGAGTTAAAACTTTATTTCGGACACCAAGAGGTTCTTTTCTTATAACATGTGAATTGCAAAGTGAATTATTATATGTCTTGGCATTTCCCAATCCTGCAACGTCAGTCATTAATGTAAGAGCGGTATATAGCACAATGCCGATAAATACGGAACATGATGTTAGAATAATCGATATGAATGGTGAAGTGAGAATGAATGTTAAAACAAGTAATATAGGATTAAAAATCGGGATTAAGATACCAATCTATATGTTACCGAGGGGGTATTATGTGATTGTGATTAGCGCGTCAAAAATAATAAAGAGTATTCAATTTATGAAAAATTAATAATATATGAAAAAATCAACTTTAAAATCAATTGTATTCTTTTATCTTGGATTTTCGTTAACCGCTTTCACAAATCTTTCTTTCGACAATTGGAGATTTTATGTGATTATAATTCCCACCGCAATTTTATTTGCCGTTAGTGACGGTGTTGACGATGAAGAATAAGTTAGGATTAAAACAATAATAATATTAAACCCTCACCATTACGGTGGGGTTTTTTATGATTTATATTGTCGGGGTTCAACAAAAGACATATCATAGTTCGCAAGCTTTTCCTTATAATCAGAAAGGTTTTCACGAGTATAGATAGGTGGGAACAAATGTCTATTTTTAAAAGGAACATTATCACGATTATCCCATTCATCAAGCTCTTTCTCAATCTCGGAAATAAGACCCTTAATTATTTTATATTCATACCACTTCTCATAGTCCTCAACTGATTCAATATACATAAGGTCGCCATAGTTATATACACCACCAAGATGAGGATTGGTTGTATATACATCCACAATACCATTTTCACCATCATACTTATACATAAGGTCCTGAAGGGAGTGTTTATTCTTAATACCTTTCTCTTCCCAATTACGACCATATGACCTTACCTTACAGATGTATACATAACCATCCTCGTAGTTATAAATCATATCCATAATCTTATGGTTTAAAACGATAAGTTCCTCAATAGTATAGGTAGATAAGTCAATCATAATAGTTAATTTTAATCAAAGGTAATAAAATAAAACACCAATAACAAATAAATTAATCTTTATTTACGGTGGGGGTTTTATTATTAGAAAATGTAGGAAACTTATAAGTTAATTATTTTATAGTTTATTTTACTTTTACATACTTGTTTACCAACCTGATTTAAATTGGCGACAATAACGTTCATATAATCATAACGAATGTTAAAATGGTCTTGGTGTGAATTAAACCAATTAATGATTTCATGTTCGATATATGATCTATCAGTAATGGAAAACATATCATCAACCGAATAAAATAATGTTGGATCAACAATAATTCTTTTTCCAAAAGAAGGATTCATAAACATTATCTCATTTTTTTTATTAAACCAACAAAACGAAATCAAATCATCATTATGATCACGATAAGGTATGAAATATATTGTATCACCAATATAATAGGTAATGTATTTCTGAATAAGGTTAGATAATCTATTTTTTATCATATGCTGACAAATATACCGAATAAATTAGTAACTAACAACATATGATAAATTATCTTCTGACATATAAATAAATGGTTAATCAACCTGAATCAAAACATCGGGATTGGTTGCATTAGGAATGGTACTATAAACGGGGCGAGAGTCCAACCAAGAAGATAATACATTATCTGCAATATCAGGAGAACATCCAAATAATGCAACCAATTTCTCGTGGATTCCCACAATATAACGGACATTCATAAATGTATCATTATTGAGTAAAACCCTTCTGAAGTCAGTGTTTTTATAATACACATTAGGATATGCACCATCAAGATATTCCCACATAAGTTTTTTCATAGTGGGGCAAAGATAAGATAAATAACCAAACAAAAAAAGTTATATAATCTTTTTATAATACTATTTATTATTATGAATGCAGATAAACAATTTGGTGAAGTATATTATCGGTTTGAGCAATTGCCAAATAATTGGGTTAACGACAAAGATAAAACTTTTTCTGATAAGTTTTTTATTGATAAAGATTATGAAGATTTTTATTTTGATAACTTTTATGACATGGATCAAATGGTCGGACATGAAAATTCTCTTTTCGGAACAAGGGGGTTACCTGTCGGACATCCTGATAGAAGTTCACGGTCTTTCGATTCATATAACAAAAAGTATGGCCCTATAATAGTGAGGATTCTTAAAAACGAAAAATTACAAGAGAATATAAGTAGAATTAAGGAAGTGATGGGGATTATAAATGAGGGGGAAATAACATCATTTAAGAGAAGGTTAGGTGAATTACCCAAATATATTAATTCCACTTTAGAATGGTTAAATCCCAAAGCGTTTAATAGTTTTGATGAATTCTTGGAAAGAACAATATGGACAACCACAAGGGACTTCGTGATTACGGAATTTAATTCGTACAATTACGAAGAGGTACATAAAATTAGAGAAGACCTACTACCATATGTACAATATTTTATAATGAATCATTCCATAGATAAAATAAAAGAATATTATAAAAAGGGAACGGAGAGATAATATATTATGTACGACTATCAATATGGTTATTGTCATTTCTTTGCTAATGTGATTATACATAAAGTCAGAGAACTTGTACCCGATAATGTTCCCGTAAATTATTATCTTATATTAGGAGAAAGATATGATAACGAAGGAGAAACAATAGATAATGTTCTAATTCATGCCTATATCAATAATTGACGGACACCACAGAGCACAAAAAGCGGTAAAGAAAGGAATGGACCATATTAAAGCCAAACTTATAAAAATAAATTCATTACCCAAAAATATTAAAAAAGTTTTTAATAATTATTAATAGCCATGAATATACAAGAAGATATAAATAGAATTAAGGAAGTGATGGGAATAATCTCCGAGAGGATGGATGATATACAAGGAACACCGTTGTATCATAAGACATCAACCAATCGTGGTATAGATATA